CACCGTTTGCCGCCAGGTTGTAGCACGCCGCCACGGTCTCGAACTCGCGCACTTCTGGCTTGCTGTTTTCGTGTTCCCAGGTAATCAGAGTAATCATTTCGCTTTCCTCGGTTCGTTGTCGTTGTCGATGAAGAGATAGTACCCGATCTCCCTGACCGGGTTTTAACAAAAAGTGCTATTCCTGGTCGTGCTGACTGATATCGCTGGCGGTCAATCCAAGATCGATAGCCGCGAACAAGTTCGCCTTGTAAATCCCGGTCAGGGCATTCCCGGCGAAGTCTACGGCAAGAGCAGCAACTAAACCCTTAATCCTTTCCCGCTCAGAGATAGCGCCCTGCCGCCTGTACGCCTCAGCCTCCAGGTTTGAGCCAGTCATTGCGTCGAACTCGGTAAAGACGGAGATTAACCCCGCCCCCAGGCTCACCCGCAACACTTCGCCCGGCTCCAGTAGTTTCAGCAACGGCCTGCGGAAATGGTTGTCGACCGGATTAACGCCGAACTTCTCCACGAACTCCTCCGCCGTCATCTGGATACGCCGCCCGCCATCCAGGAACATGCGCCGGATCTCGGAAGAGCGATTGCCAGTGAATGCGGCGGGTGGCTTTTCCGCGACTGGCCGATCGTCTACCCCTAGTGAGCCGCCAAACGTGATGGATTGCAGCCATTCATGGTAAGCGGCCTGCTTTTCTGCGTCGTACTGCATCCACTCGGACACATCGACTTCTTCGAACTCATAACCTTTGTATTGCATGTTTCTCCCCCACATTTGCGGCGTTTGTAAGCGTTTGGTAAGGTGAGATTACCCCGCGCAAGCCTTGCTGTCAAAGGGTTTTAGCGTGTTGGGTAAGATTGGTAAGCATCCCGTATATATACCTATACCACCAGGCGGCGGCGGAACATCTAAAATTTATGGCTCTCGCAAGATGATTCCGGTATCCATGCCGGGAGAAATCTTACCAAACATATATAGATAGAGAGAGTAATAATAATAATATTGTTATTTATCATATACTTATATATCTATTATAGGATTATATTGGTCACTTTTTGTGCAACTTTCCGGTAAGATTTTTCCTCCCCCACATTCCCACATGACGCAAATGTTGGTGAAACACAAGGCAAGTTTTGGCAGGATTCGAACGGCAATTTATGTGCATAGTGCATGCATCTATGCAATTCGTTGCACATCATGAAACACTCCATCATCACATTGCACAGAATGAAACAATCACAATCAATCATGAATCGTCAAAAGTAATCACCAGTGAATCAGATGCAATCACAGCCTATTCCACCATTCCGAATAGATGGAATAATCGACAATCAGAGGAATAGCACAAATAATCAAAATCCTGCTGGCGGGATCGGGTATAGTAATCACATCAACCAGTCAGGAGCGAACACGATGCAAACTTGCAAATACATCACCAAAGCACTCGCCTACAAATCAACCAGGATCGCAGTGCTGCACGTGTACACCAAAAAGGATGGCGACCAGTACAAAATCATGAAGCACGTCATCAACTATGTTCGCGGGCAGAACGTCGAATCATGGCGTGTCATGGGGAGCGCCAGCACGTTCACGGATTTGCGTGAATGCATGGATAAGTTTGAAAAGCTGGTCAACTCGCATCGCAAGGCGACAGGGAAGAAGCCGATTAAATTCACCGTTGAGGATTAAAAGCATGAACAAGCAAGAGCTACTCGATCGCGTTGATGCCTTCATTTCGACGCATGGCTACGTCCCTGTGAATGTGCGCGTTCACTTCGACAAGAACTACGGTCTGGACAGACAGACGGTCAGTCTTTGGCTTGTGGGGAAATACAGCGCCGACGAAACGCTTTGCATGGGGATTGATACCATGTTTCTTAAACGATATCACAGCGCTGAACGGGCAGAAAAAGATGCTTCGCGGTTCCGCGCCCAAATCAAAAAGGAATACCAGCAATGAGAATCTTTACCCGTAGTAAGTGGGCCGTGGTTGAGGCTGCGGCGGAGCACAAAGAGCGCAAGTATGTGGAGCGCGTTACCGATCGTGCTACTCAGCGTTGGCATGACTACCAGGCCGTCAAAGCGATGGTCGGCCAGTGCCTGGAGTTCGGGGAGTCTGGCGAGTTCACTATGAACATTTGGCACGAAAGCGCGGCGCATTATCCCCAGCGCGGGATATGGCGATACGGCCACACGGAGTACGAAACCACCCGCGCAACCGTCACGTTTGGCGATCACATTCAGGCCGTGATTTACGGTGATGAAGTTCGGTTCCGCCTGGTGTAAATAGCACTTTTTGTTAAAAGCCCCGCGTGGGCTTTTGCTATTATCTATTCATCGAAACGAAGCAGACAAAAGAGGCAAACATCATGAAACTGAAGCGCGAATCAATCAAACTTGGCAACGAATATAACGGCAAATGGAATTTCGTAATCATGGATACCGATGCTGAAAAAATCGAAGCCGTTGAAGAAGCGCTCTGCGAAATGAAAACTGGCTTCTCTGTCGGCGGCGAAGAGAAAACCTGGGGCGACTACTGCGACCAATGCCCATGCTATGACGATGGCTATGGCTCCGGCTTCTGGATTGAGATCGAAGATGTTCCGGCATTCAAAGAAGCATACAAGGCCGCGAAAAAATCCATCAAATAAGCACAAATTGCTAAACGCCGGGCCGCGAGGCCTGGTATCATTACCACATCGAAACCAATCAGGAGAGCAACCATGAAAGCATTTGCTGACGTCGTAATCGGGGACAAAATTCAATATGGCGCAAGCGACCTGTTCCGCACCGTCACCGATATTGAGAAGGGTCGCGGCGTTAACGGGCAGACCGTTTTCATCGTGCTCGACGGCGTGGCGCGCTTCGTGGTTGATGCTCGCGATTGGGTATTCTGCATCGAGAAGGGTAGCGCATGAGAAAGCTGAGGGCCGGGGAGGTGGTTTGCACCTGCGAGGCTTACCACTTCCCGCACAGAATGTTTGGCGGTTCATGCAACGGGATCGCTATCGTGATAGCCAATGTTGGCGGTGCGGATTGCCAGCATTGCCAGCTACTGAATAACGGGCGCTGTGAGGTTCTCGACGGGATCGAAAACCCGATCGAGTGCCACTATGTCGCCGACTTCACCCACCGAAACGAGGTTAAAATCTAAATGAGAACAGTTACCATTTCAACCAGTTTTACCTACATGGTCGGCGCGCCGGATGTTGATATCCAGATCTCGCGTGATATCGCTGCCCGTGACGTGACGGAAAAGTTTAAGGCGGCGGCAACTGATGCAATCATCCACTATTACGGGCGTCACCCTGAAGACTTCAAAGCCGACGACACGCCGTTTGTCGTCAACACGGTTCCCGAAAGCAAGGCGTGGCAAATCAACGACAAGCAGACGGGGTATTTCATCTTCGGTGCAACACCCTGCCGGGTCGACAGCAACGATATCGAGATTCAGAGCATTGAGGATGCAGCGCCGCGCGTTCAGCGCACAATCTACATCTGCCAGGATTACACGACCTGCGTTCCCGAATAGCACGAATTGCTAAAACAGTATTTGGGGATGGTGGCATACTATCCCCACACCAACAAACGAAGGAGCTACACAATGAACCATCCAAAGACTGATTCGATCCTGGCTGTCCTGCATGCGCACGGTCGCGTTGTTCTCCGCATGAACCGCGAATCCGGCTTTACTCAGATCACGATCACCAAATCGAATGGTCGCTATGTTGTCGGCACGGTTCCGGGCGCTCGCCTGATTCCGTCCTCCCTGGCTGGCGTCACGCTGACGCTGGAATCGAACAGCATGTTCATTGAATCTTGGAGAAGCTAATGAAAGAAGGCGATCGCGCATACCTGGAAGTCAACGGCGAAATGCATCATTGCACCGTGCTTCTGAAAAGCAAGGGCGTCTACATGTTCGTAAATGAGTTTGGCGAGGAGGTTGCGACAGTGCAACTTTTCTGGTCGACGAAGAATCCCGGCGATAGCTCCCTGACTGGTCGACCGGATAACATTGGGGCGAAGGAAAGCATGAAGTGCTGCGAGGCTCCAGGATGCGGGGCTGTCTATAAGGTCAAGGCGGCGGATCTTAAACGCGGCTGGGGTAAAACCTGTTCGAAGTCATGCGCCGCCAGTTTGCGAGAATTTAACCGGAGGAAAAGCAATGGCTGATAATTACGACGATGCCTACTGGCACCGTTTCTTAACCGCCCAGGATGCTGGGCTTAACCGCGAATATTGCATCAAAGTAGCCAATCAGGAAATGACGCTATCGGATGCCCTGGGAAGTATGGATATGGATGACGAAAGTCTGCCGATGCGTGACGATCTGGTAGAGCAAGAAGAAAATAGTTGCGGCTGCACTGGTGAAGAAGGTTGCCGCGAATGTATCCCTTTCTAGTGAGGTGACAATGAAAAAGCGCGTTGTGTGGTGCATGTTTGACGGTTCCGGGATTATGGGTCTGCCGTGGGCAATTCGCGGTTGCGATGTATATTGCTTTAACGCAGATTCCGGCGACCACGGCGAGTACAAAATCCGCATGGAGCATGCAAAAATCCAGTATGTCAACATCTGGATTGACAAAGATTTCGACGTGAAGCGCACGATCCTGGGCATCCCGGATCCTGACATTATTTTCGCTTTCCCTTCCTGCACGCTGTTAGCGCATAGCGGGGTGAAGCACGCCCGGCAGACTCAGGATGTTCTATCAGCCGCCGATGATGCGAAGATGATCGAGCAATTGGGCGACCAATATAATTGCCCCTGGATGGTAGAAAACCCGGTTGGCAAATTGTCGACGCTTTGGCGCAAGCCGGATTTTTATTTCCACCCTCGCGACTTCGGCGGGTATGTTGCGCCGCATGAGGAAGTTTGGCACCCAAAAATGCCGCACTGCGACAATTACACGAAGAAAACGTGCATCTGGCACGGTAACGGATTCGTGGAGCCGAAACGTTTATTACCGCCTGAAGGTGTGGAAGGCGTCGATTTATTTTGGGCGTGGAAATTCCTGGGCGGCAAGTCTGAAAGAACAAAGATGTTTCGCTCTATCACTCCGCGCGGATTCGCTCGCGCCGTGTTCCAGGCGAATTTTAATGAATAGCACGAATTGCTAAACGTACCCGCTTAATTGCGGGTATAGTTATTCCATCGAAACGCAACGGAGAAAACCAGAATGAAATTCACGATCGCAGTAATGACCGCGCTATTTTCTATGTATGGGCCTGGTGCTCTTATCTTTTCAATCATGATTTTGTGGGTTTGTGGGATTGTTGACGTCATGCACCACAAAACGATGATTAATATCAGAGTGAACCGCCTAATTAGCGATATCGAAGGCGCTTGCAAAAACACTAAATTTACGGTGGTGAAATATGATATCTAAAAAACTGGCTGACGTATGCCGCGAAGTTCTGAAGATGAATAACGGCGGCGCAACGATGGCGGCAATGCAAAATAAGATCGAATCGCACGTTGGCTTTAAATTGAGTTGCAGAAACAAATCCGACTTTCTGGATCTGGTAAACCTCTATATCGAAATGGGAGAAAGGAAATAAAATGGCAAAGTCAATCAAAATTAAATGCACCTCAAGCCGTGCTGTTAATATCCAGGAAAACAACCTTTATTCCGCTCGCATTGACGACGAAGGCAATGTGTCAATGATGGTATATAACAGCGCCGAACTGAAGAAGAAGCGCGTTTACTTGTCGGTCGGCATTAGCGGTGAGTTGTTCATTGCTGGCGTTGGCGGCGTGGTGGTGGCGACGTTTATCGAACTGAAAACGAAAACCCTGAAATGCGTTGGCCTCGACCACAAAAACCCGGTGAAAAAATCCTTCACCGTCGGCAAACGTTACCAGGTGGAAAGTGGTCGCGCGCTTGGCGGCGTCGCCGGGTACATCTTCGACCGTGACGGTTGCCGCTGGACGCTATACCGTGAGGAAGTCGGTTTCAGCGTGTCGGACGGCACCACGTTTGAGGCGAAATACCTGTAACGGATTCGGGGCCATGCGCCCCGATAACCTAAGCACATTTTGCAAGTGCGTTTAGATTATCACTGGATCTCGGATTTAAGACGGCTTATCATTAGCCGCACGATTAACCAATCAGGAGCAAGGCATGTTTTTAAATGACCGCGTGTCCCCACAAGATATTATTGCCATCGCAGAGAAGGAAGGCATCAGCCCCTTGCGCGTCGCCATCCGTGCGAACGGGTATCGCGACTCCGTTTCTTTCTGGCCCAAGCCGAAAGATATCGACGTAAACGCGGACAAGTATCCCACGATCTCGATCGCGAATGATTACGATATCGTCGGCAAGCTGGCGCTCAACGCCGCTCGCTCCGTTCAATTCCCGGAATCATCGGCTTATATGCATTTCCTCGGAACCGTGTCCGCCTCGATGATGGGTCGCTTTTGGGTGGAGTACCACGGCAGCGAGCAACCAACGACTCTTTACGTCATTACGTCGCAGCCGCCTTCCGCTGGTAAGTCTGCGATTAACTCGCTGGCTATCGATCCGATCGTCGCAGAGGTTGAGCGAATCAACGAGGCGCGCAAGAAAGAGCGCAAGAAAATCATGGCGAAGTTGTCCGCCAACAAGCAGGCCATGAAAGGCGAGTTATCGCAGTCAGATATGGCGAAACTGTTCGAAGACAAAGACGAACTTGAGGAGAAGTTAGAAAGCATGTGCGATCTGACGTTCCCCGTCTCCGATACCACACCGGAAGGCCTGGCGAAAATCAACAATCGGCAAGGCAACTTTGCGGTTATCTCGGACGAAGCGACGGCGGTTAACAGCCTGTTAGGGATCACGTATGGCAACGACGGCGGCAAGAAGACGAACAGCGAACTGGTGTTGAAGGCGTGGGATAAGGGCCACGTATCGATCGCACGTTCCGACGTCAGTAACAATATGTCATTCGTCGCGCTGGGCTGTATTTGCGTAATCGCCCAGGATGAAACCATCGACGCCATCATGCAAGCTGGTTCTCGCGGTATCGGTGTATCAGAGCGTTTCCTTTTGGTTCGCGAGCAAACGCGGTTAGGTGAGCGTGTGTTCATTGACGAAAATGGGAATTCGACCTATGAGCCGATCGACAAGTCTTTACGCGCTGATTACTTCCGCCTCATTCATGACATTATGACGGAATCGTATATCAAGCTGGAAGTGACTGAAGCAGGCATGCGTCGGCTGAACAAGGCACGCCAGGAGTTAGAGCCGGAATTAGGCGACGGCGGGAAGTATTCGCATACGATGCTGCGCGGTGCGATGGGTAAATTCGATAAGCAGGTGATGCGCCTGGCGTCGGTAATCCACACGATCCGCAACTGGCAACCTGGCGGCAAGCGCTCGAAGAAGATCGGAACCGAAACGATCGACGAAGCCATCATCATGTTTCATGAGTTGAGCAAAACGTATTTGTCGTCGGCTGATTCGTCCGGCTTCGCTGGTGAGGGAGCGGAGATTAAGGCGGTGTACGATGTTATCGCAAGCCGTGGCAAGCAGGCTAAAGGCGTGATGACGGTTCAGAGCATCTATAACGCGTGCCGAAATCTGAAGATCTTCAAAGGTCAGTCCGGGGTAAGCAAAAGGATTAAGGAAAAATTGCTGCCGAAGATGGAGGAATTAGGGTTCATCTGCGTGATTGATTCAGAGGTCTTTATTAACCCTTCGTTCATGAGGTAATGAATGTTTATCCTTGACATTTACCGATTCTGCGAGTCTCGCCGGGAATTCACCCGGCAAGATTTTGCGAAGTTCGTTTACATGCACCGCGAATCGCCACGCATGGCAAAAGCCGCCAACGTGTCACACCGTATGTTCGCCTCAATGGTTTCTAAGGAGTTTTTAGCGCGAAGCTATACGAATGGATACCTGGACGGAAAAAACGGCGTGGTGTGGTGTACTGGCCCGGATAACAGGGAGATTGGATTTAACTTCCGGTCGTTTGAAGGGATGGACAACAAATACATGTGGGAGATGATGCACATTGAGCAACTCGACGATGAAGCCCTATTCGGGAAAGCAGGTGGAAGATCTGATAACGGAGGTTCACAGGCTTGTTTGCGTGAATCAGATCACACCAGAAAATTACTTGCGTGCCGCGCTCACCTTGCTATATCAAGGCATGGCAGCGACAAACACGGTTGAACATGGGTTGAATGATGAAGATGGCGTGGCACTGCTGCACGTCAAACGGTACATATGAAAAAAGGGGCTTACGCCCCTTTATTTTTTCGCTCTCGCCACATACCGAAAACACCGACAGCGAACATGATGGCCCCAACGGCACCAATCAGCCACGGAATCATGCTTCCGCTATCGTCGTTTCGGATCTCGATCTTCTCCGCCGTAATCTGGTTCGCGTGAATGCTGGAGGTCGTCACCGCCTTTTTGTTGGAAGTGTCAACCTTGCCAACTGCCGATTCTTTGAAGGTCGTTTCCTGCTTGCTGGACGTGTCCGTTTTGTTCGTCACGCCAACCGCCTGTTTCACGTTCTCCGCGCCGACTTGCGCCGTCATATCCGGCTTGCTGCCCACCAGATCGGAAAGGATCGGGACGCTGGAAGCGCAACCGGAAACCAGTGCAACCGCCCACACGATGAAGCCGATTGCCAATGCTCGCTGAAAATTTAAGCTACTCATTTTAGATCCTTAATGCACAGATTGAATTCCTGATCCCGGCGATTATGCAGGCCGCGCGATTTTTCCATCTTGCCCGTTTTCGGGTTGCGATAGTACGTCCAGCGGTAAAGCTGTTCGCACGCCTCATATAGCCGCCCCTGGTTCGTCAACTTCAGCATAGTGCTGCCGGAGTATGCGCCTCCGCCAGCGTTGAAAGTGAAGCTGTACATCGACGCCCTGAAGGTGTCAGGCACGGCCACTTTGATTTTGCTGTCAACTACACGCTTTGCGACCTGGATGTGCTTCGCCAAAAGAGCATCGCATTCTGACCGGGTATAGGTTTTCCCCTTGATTACGTCCGGCCCAGTGATGCCTTCGCATACCGTCGAAACGCCAGCGATATCGGTATAAACTTTGTATTTCGTGTCCTCCACTTTTGGGAGGAAGGCGACAGCGATCGCCATCGCCGCCGCGAATGTAACCCGCGTTTTAATCCCCATGTTATTTACTCCTGATATTCACCGCTGTTTTGATATCCCCGGCTTCCAGCGCTTCACGAAGCGCCTTTGAATCTCGCCAGCGCAACCACGCGCCGAAGGAACCGAATAGAATCATGAAAAATAAACCAATGGCCGCAATGATAAGTTGCCCTGTCGCAGATCCTGCGAGGGTAACACCGCCGCTACCATTGGCTGCCGCGTTGATGAATTCCCGCATGATATGCAACCTCTGTTAGTTAAGTGATAATGCGATGATATATGCGTTGGGCCAAATAAAGAACAAAAAAAAGGGAACCTGTTAAGGCTCCCAAAGTTTAAGGCGGTGATAATAAAGGCATTACGTAGAGAATATTAATACCCTTCAAAAACCATATCAAGGATTTTTTGCGCGTCGTCTTCCGGCTCGCCAGTCGTCATATCAAAATCGAATTCGTGATAAGTTTCGCAAATAAGATCAGGTCGGCAAATATGCTTGCGGCTATCACCCTCGAAAGTCATGCCGTCACGATGCAGGCGAACAACAAAGACGTTTACGCTATCATGCGCCGCGATGTGCTCTACTTCTTCGTCAAATCCGCCGTCGCTGACGACGCAACTAACAGGCGAATTCACGACGGAATCGCAAAGCAACTTGCCGAACTGCTTTTTGCCTAACGTCGGCTTTACGAAATTTTCGCTAATGTGAATCAGGAATTCACGCGGCGAGCGGTCGCCTAAAAAGTCGCACTTGACTTCTTTCCGGCTGCGGTCGTGGTAACGGACGGCGAAGCGGGCAAAGTCGGTTGCACCCAGGATGGCGCGCGCAATGTCAAACATCGGTGACTTGAAACTCAGGATCCGATACTCCCATTTGCGGGCGATGATTTCCGCGATGGTGTCTTTTCCGATGCCCGGCGCGCCGTTGAGGATGATTACATTTTTCATTTGTCTACTCCATGAGATTTCAGATGGTCGTGAAGGTTTTCGCCGTAGTCGCAGACCTGGTAAGTCGTAATACCTAGGCCGCGCAAGTGGGCAATAACATTTGGGGAATCATCCCATGCTGCAACAATGCGATCAAGTCCGATTTTGCGTAACTCTTCCTCCTTGATTACCGTGTCTTTACGGTTATCGCTGGCGCGGCGCATGATTAGGTAGTCATATTGCACGCCATGATCTAATAGCCACTTTTGAGTAATGGAACGCGCTTCATCGCTTCGCCCGGTCAGGATGATAATCACTCTATCGCCGCTTGATAACGCATTCAACACAGCGATCGTGTCTTCGATTGGTGCATCGTCACCAGCCGCCATATTAAAGGCCGTCCAGCTTTCCGTAAGATGGAGATCCTTTTTCGGCAGCAAATGCAAGCGGTGGGTTCCGTCGGAAAGCGTGCCATCGAGATCGAAGATATAGATGTACTTTTTATTCACTGGTTTATCCTCATTGGCCCCTCGCGGGGCCGTCGTGTTTACATGTTCGGGCGATAGATGAATCGACCGACTTCGCCATAGTCTTTGCTATACAGAATCACCGCAGCCTGTCGGTATGAACGCCATCCGCCGCGTGCGGCGTAAGCGTCTTTGGCCCCTAACTGGCCGTGTACTTCGTCAATCCCTAACGAGTGCTCCGTTACGGTCTGGTGATGCCAATGGCCCGAATGCGTGTAGATGTAGTCGCATTGCCCAAACTCCTTGCGGAAGTCAGTAGCCATTGCGGCTAGGCGCGTTTCTGCCTTCTTCATCGTGTGGCCGTGAGTGTAGCCCAGCATCGTTTTGCCCCACACGGTACGATGCAGAATGGCGGGGCTGACGTCAACGAATACGCGCGGCTCATTTTCATAGAACGCTGCGAGCGCTGCACGCAACCAGATCATACCAGCCTGATCGTGGTTCCCCTCGATCACCTGCACCTCTACTTCCGCGTGATTACTCAGCAGTAGCGACACGGCGCAGCGCAAGGAGCGAATGGCCACATAGACAAGTTTCGCGTAACGGCTGTCCTGATCGAGAACGTGACCACTTGCCGGGGTTACTGCGTCCAGGCCGTCACTGTGAAGGAAGTCACCGCCGACCAGCAAGACCGCCTTTTTCGATTGCGGGGCAACCGAAACGGAATAGTCAAAGAAGCGGTTAAGAACCCTTTCGGCTGTGCTGGTGTCGTAGTTCTCGCCGCATTCGTGCTTGTGGGCCATCGCGCCGATGTGCAAGTCGAAGATTGGATACAGGGCAAGCTGATCCTCAATGAAAAACTTCGATTCATCCTTCGGTTGAGGTTCGGCGCGCGGGAGGTCTTCGCAGAATGATGCTTGCGCCGCCTCCATCAAAGCGATCATTCGGTCGCGGTCTACTTCTGACTTGACCCAGCGCACAACTTCGTCACCGTTCGCGCGAATCATGGTCGATGTGCCTTTGACCCCGAACCCGTCCGGGATGTGCTTCGCTACGTGGTTGTTACCGTGCAAATGCCCCTGGCGGGCAAGTCGAACGCCGCGACGCTCCACACTGCGAACGTTCATGCCGAACTCTTCGGCGATCTCGCGGTAGGTCTTGCCTTCCTCGCGGGCGGCTAAAAATTCTTCGTCTGTGATTTTAGGTTGCATAATTTATCCCAATTGAATTGCGTAGTTAAAGATTGCGATAGTGAGAACCACCGCCGTAATCAGGATCGCAATATATCGCATTCTCAACACTCCCGCTACTTGTAATATTTTTTGGTCTGCTTCGACTCATTAATGAACATCTTCAGCGCGTCGGCCTCCGCCCGCGTCGCAACCGCTATACGCGTGCGCTTCAGTGGGCGCTCATGAAGATAGGTAAATTTCCCATTGAACACAATGGAGATATCATTGATATCGAAATGCTTTGCTATCATCACGATATCGTCACTAATGCCAGCCTCCTTGGCATGCTGCCAGACGGCAGCGCGGCCAGATTCGACAATCATTATTCGTCACCGTAAATGCAGAAGCATTCCGCCATCTGTTCATACATGTGAATTTCTTCGATGCCGTGGGCGGCTCGGAAGTAGATCGCGCCGATCTCACCATCAAGGCCATTCTCTAAAGGCTTCGCCACGTAGTCGGCCATGCACAGGCGAGAAAGGTTAATCAGGTGGCGCGATACGATGTGCGGCTTAACTTGTGCGATCTTGATGGTGTCGGCGATGGTTTTGGTGTTCATGGCGTTAGCTCCTGATTGGTTGATGGAACAATAATACCCGCTCGCGGCGGGCATTGTTTAGCAATTAGTGCTGTTTCGCGAAATATTCCGCACCTTCACGCGCACGAAAATCCAGCAATTCGCGCTCAAGAATAGCGGGCCAGTCAGCAAGCGGCGTGCCGTTATCCATGAACTCTTGATAAGTGCCATCTATGCTATCGGCGAAGGCCATCTTTTCTTCATCCGTACCGATGAAGCCGTACTTGTCAAGCAGGGTAACGACGATGTGGAGGTATTCGGTGAAATATTCAAGCTGTTCCATTTTTCAGATCCCACGTTTGCGCATGCGCTTTTTAGTTAATGACGGGCAGATTTCGCTTACCGGGACGTAGAACGTTTTTTGCTCCTCGCCCGGCTTGAGTTTGCGCATGATGAAAATCACGCTGCCCTTGTTGTTGTTGTCGACTGGCTTCCCGCTTAGGCCGTTGATGAAGGCAAGGCGACCGGATCGGCTTAGTTGCGTTCCGTATTCATCCTCCGTGACGTCTGCGACAATCCAAATGATCTCAGCAGCTGCCTTCTGTGCGTCGCGGAACCACGCCGTAGAGTTGTCGCCGGGAAGCAAAATATCGATCTGGTTATCATGCTCCATCTGCTCAATGGCTTTCAGCACGAAGGGATCCGGGAACGAGTAAGGCGGGTTAAGCCAGACGTGCTTATTTTTCCCCCACCAGCGCTTGAGGCAATCTGTCTTTTCGTCGTAAAACTTCGGGCAGACGGTGTTGCTTTCCTCAGCGGCGGCGTCCAGGTCGTATGGCCCGTAACGCTCCTCCATGTAAGAAATAAGGCTGCGATCGGTTGACCACTTGTCGCGGACGATATCCGGCGTCTTACTCCCGGCGTAGCGGTTGCCCGTTACCTGGTAGAATTTATCAGGCTTGACGGCCTGATAGTGTCCGCCAGTGGCAAGCGCGTTGCCTATGAACGTTTCACGTTCAAGCTGTTCAAACGTCGTGAACGCGTCGTGAGTGTCTTTGTCTTGGGTGTCTTTTGCCATTATTACTTAACCTCGCAAGTTAGAGTGTTCTGATAAACGCTAACTTTAATATCAATGGTATTTTTGTTAACAGTATAAAAAGCCGTTCCAAGTGGCGTAAACAGCTTATACTGGTTTTCACCAATGCCATCAATTAAAACTCCAGCGCTCTTGCCGCTAACTACCTTCATATAATCGCTCGTAACTTCAAATGCTTCGTTACCGCAAATATATGTTTTTGGTTTTTCGCTGCAACCAATAAGACCAATAGACAGAACAATTAAAGCAAACATCTTTTTCATCTTTCAATACTCCGTGATTAGTTTCGATGGGAGAATATTACCCGACTCGCGCCGGGTAGTTTTAACAAAAAGTGCTATTTGATTGCGTCTTCAAACGCGATCTTAAACTGCTCGAATCCATAGGCCACGGCAGCGAACCCGCCACGGCTTCGGACGGCTGCGAGGAATTCCCGTTGCTCCTTGCTCACTGGAGATGCCTGGGATTTACCCTGGCGTTTTAGCTCAATGGCGGCGAACGGGTACTTGCCGCCAAGCCCAATCAGCACAAGGATATCGCTTACGCCTTTAAGCAATCCCATTTGATGATCTGCAACGGCGCTCGCCTTGTGCTTGCTGCCCTCGTTGACCGTATGCCAGAACAGATAATCGGGGTATTCGTAACGCAGCCACGAAACGCTGTTCATCTGGTCGATTTTTTCAAGCGGGCAAGCCTTTACAGGCCCGCCGTAATATTCGAGGTAATCCCCTTTGTCTGTAATCACTCCTCGCCTCCAAAGTCTTTGCGGGAAATAATGTCCTCCTTCTTGCCGTTGATGCGATGCGTTACGCGCTTCGGCGCGCGGAAGTATTCCGCATACTCCAGGATCTTGCGGGCGTTTTTCATGCCGCCCAACTTGCCACGCATTACAGCATCATCAACATGCTGGAAGACTGCCTTTTGTCGCCACAACTTACCGCAAATCGCACTTTCTGACTCAGGGAAGAATTTTTCCCTGGCCGTGAACCGCTCGCCGTCATGGTTGAGCAACACGTAATTAAAGATGATCCCGCTTTGGTTTCGTGTCAATCCCAAATCAAAGCCTACAACCTGATACCAGTCATTTTGCGTGTAATGCTTCCCGGTGAGGTTGTCGTTAGGATCCTTTAACTGCACGCCACAACATCTGCACTGGCGCGCCACAATGTCGTTTTCAGCGTAGCATCCCTTGACCTTGATTTTCCCCGTCCTCGGATCCTTTTGGTCTTCGCAGCGCTGGGACGTCCAAAAATACTCGCACCGATTGCCGTTACTATCCTTGTGGATGCAGCGGCGGGCGTACTCGCTATTTTCGCCTTTGCAGACCGGGCAAATTTTCGGGCCGTTCTTGCTGCTCTTGCGCTTCTGATACTGTGCCTGCTCAAGAATCGGATCGAAATACAACTGGCCCAGGTCATCCATTGTTCCGGCAAAATCCCAGACAAGGTGATCTTCTTTCACCCACGAATAGGGCGCTTCCTTCTGCCAGTCTTTGAGCAATCGCATTCCTCGTCCCAAAAGCTGAATCAGCAACGTCAGAGAGCCGATCTTGCGAAGGATTACAGAAAAATCCCAAAACGGAACGTTAACGCCAGTCGTTAGGGCCATCACCTGGAAGATGTACTTAATCTCGCCCCGGTTCGCCTTGTCCAGAATTTCACCGCGTTTCTTCGAGTTCGTCTTCTCTGTGATGATCGCGTATGTGGCGTCCGGCGGTAAGTAGCTCGCCGCCTCCTTACAGTGGCGCTGGCCCGCGCAAGTGATAAGCACGCCGTTTCGCGTCTGCGCACGCTCGACCACCTTCTGCATAATCAGCTTAGTCATTTCGCCGGAATCGTGGATTTTCTTCTCCATCTTGCGCAAGTCTTCCGCGCTAAAATCCTGCGTGCCGTCCTGACTGGATCCGTGAAACTCTGACAGGTCATAGCCCAGGCCGTCGGCCTCAGTGTCACCAAAGATTGTCGGAACCACCGAACCGAATTCGACAAGGTAGTTTGTGTTAATGTCCGTGATCTGCTCGCGCCAGAAACCCGGCTGGCTCTTGTCTTCCTGTAAGATCGGAATGACGCCGCGAAACTCCGAACCAGTGTAGCCAACGATGCGAAGTTCTCGCCCCGTCTTCTGAAGGCAACGGCGCATTAACTCGATGATTACGATGGTGTATTGAGTGCGCCCGCCGCCAAATTCAACCGTTTCGAACTTTTCGTTGTACGGGTAATCGGCATCGACGATCTCACCATTCACGCGATACGGCTTATCCTTTGCGCGGCTCATGTACTCGAAGGATTCATCGTTCGCGATCGCTTCTGCGAGGTCTTGCCAGTCAACCTGATGGCATTCGTCGATTGCCAGGACTGAAGGCACGTAATCGCCCAGCATCTTAAACAGGCCATTAACCACTGTCCCTTCGGAGCCGACGACGATCGGGAAGTAAGCCGCCTTTGTGCCTAACCCGGCGCAATAAACGGAGTTTGGCACGTCAAGGTTGCTGATTTCTTCGGAATCCTGCTTCACGATCTCAGCCTGTCTGGCGAGAACCATCATGGGCAAGTTCATTGTTTTGCACTGCGCCGCGAGCATGGCGATCATTATTGTCTTGCCTGCGGATACGGACGCCTTAATGTAGAACGGATGCTCGTAGTTCGCGATCCGCTTCGCCGTCTCGATGTACGCGACAGCCTGGTAAGGGTACGGAACGATATTCCCGACCGTGAACCGGTTTTGAATAGATGGGATCTTGTCTGCGTAGGCTTCAATTTGTTGTTCAATTGTCAGCATGGTTAATCCTGATTTGTCATTCGCATGGTTGCGTGTATAATACAGAGCAAATTTTATCGTGTTTAACAAAAAGTGCTGTGAGGTTAAATTATGGAACAAATGGCAAAGGTAGACAAGCGAACTTTGAACGGCAATAACGGGACGTCACGCGGGAAAGATAAAAAGCCACGCAAGAAGCCGACAGGCTATTACGTCCTGAAGGATGAAGTAAGGGCGGGCCTGACTACCCGGATGGAATTGGTGATCGAGGCATACGGCGGCATCGCCAAAACAGCAAAGGAGTTGGGCGTTAGCATCCAGGTTGTTCAGCAGTGGATTAAGCGCGGCATGATTTCAGCCGATGGTGCTTACCTGGTGCATAAGAGTTACCGCCGCAATGACTGCAAAGGCTTCAGGGCTTCATTTTGCCGACCGGATCTCAGATTCGACAGCAACGGCAAGCCGATTACGCGCCGCTGCGACCGCCGCGAAATGCTTCGAGTAGTCCGATAGCACAATTTGACTAACTACTAAACGCCTACCGGGTTATGATTCTCGCGTGGGCGTTTTTTATTTGGAGGTTATGACGTGGATTTTTACGACGAAAAAGAGGTTTTGCCATACATGCCGGGGATGTGGCGCGAGGCGCTACAAAATATTTGCGGCATCCACTCCCGCTATTTCAACGGCAAACACCAGGACTGCCCTAACTGCGGCGGTAAGGATCGCTTCCGCTGGACTGACAAATTAGAGAATCGCGGAGACGGCGGGGCATATTGCAGCGGCTGCGGTGCCGATAAGGGGATCGGATGGTTAATGAAGTTGAGCGGCGAGCCGTATAGCGAGTGCATCAACATTCTTGGGCGATACCTGGGCAAAGTTCCGCAAGAGTACGTAGTTAAGCGCAACAAGCAGGTTACTCGCGATAACGGGTACGACTACGGCAAGATGACGGATCACGATCGCGTCGTGGCAATAATGAACAGAACAGAAGCCGTCGATAGCACGCCTGTAACGCTCTATGAGGGCATTGAAAATGAGTTCGTTGAATCGTACCGCGTTGGTGTAAAAACCCACGAGAACGGCAGGCAAGAGTTATTTCATGCGCTACCGATGCAACTGGTGCATGAAGACGGGCCGGACGATGAATACTGCAACATCTTATTCATTGATGAGGAGGGCCGGGAGAAGATGTTAGCTGGCGACCTGACTTTCGGATCGGTGATCGTAACCAATCAGAGCGAAGGCGGTGACGGGCCAATTTACCTGGCTCGCTCTTGGGTGGAGGCGATGCACTTCAATATCGCAAGCTCGTTTAAGTGTGACGTGTGGGCATGTATCATCCCGTCCAACGTTGAGATCGTGGCCTACCGATATAAAGGAAAGGGTGGCGGCGAAGGCAAGCGAGAATTGCGAGTCGTATGCAGCAGGAAAGATCGGGATATGCTGGCGGCGGCTGAAGAACGCGATATGAAAGTTATCGTGCCGAACAATGACAACTTCAAAGGCGGATTCGAACGAAAGCTCTACGTGGCATCATCCCTTCTCTGATTAAAGCGTGAACAAATTTTAGGTAAGATTGATAATTTCAGTCTTACCTTTTTTTATGCCCAAAATTCATAGACTTGCCAACTGGTCGACCACTTTAAGTAAGATTAGGTAAGATGCATCTTACGTAAATTTGGCTCATTTTTTAACCAATGTCGCACCATAGAATATATATAAGTATATGATATCTAACTATATTATTATTATTACTCTCTCTCTATCTATCTGTGTAGGTAAGATTTTCTTCGGGTATATGTATTTTGCTTTGCGATTCCGCTCCAATTTTTCTGTGAATATTTACCTATAGGCATCTTACCATCTTACCGATTTGGGTTAACCGCATGAAATATATAAAGAAAACCACGTAAGATGCATCTTACTAAATCTTACGTAAATTTCGCTCATTTTTTGACCAGTTGGCGAATAGCACTTTTTGCCTTGCACCTGGAATCGTGATGCGTATACTTAACGCAACGAAACCACAAACGGAGTGATACCAATGGCTGAAGCAATTTTTAAGGCATACACCAACGCGGAATTATCCAACGATGATTACCACGATCCTAACTCCTGGTGCGCCAGATACGTTAGCGGCTCAAGCCTCGGCGAGATTTACGCAACATCCCCGGCCCACTGGAAATACAAGGAGCGAGAAGAAACAGCCGCGCTTTCATTCGGCACTTGCTCCCATACCTGCATGCTTGAGACGTCCAAATTTAATGGCGAGTACCTGCGAGCGACCGCTCCGGGCGACGTTAAGGATCTGATTACTTCGAAGTCGGCATTGTCTGCGAAGCTGAAAGCGTGTGGCCTGATTGGGACGTCCAACAAGGACTACCCCGAATTGCTGGAAATGGCATACCGCGCCGGGATTGATGTTAACGTGTGGTGGGCGATCGAACTCTGCGACGAAAGCGCCGCCATCAACTCAGGCCGGAAGCTGGTCAAGGATTCTGATTTCTATGCGGTCGTGCAAATGCGAAACGTGATGCTGGCTAACCCACGGCACGCGGCGTGCATTGAATCGGATACAGCGCAACGCGAGTTGTCAATCTTCGGCGAAATTTTCGGCGTCCCGGTAAAGGTTCGACTCGATCATGTTGACGTCGTGTCGGATCCCGAACTCATCAAAGAGTGGGGGTTTAACCCGGATGAAGTTTTCGAAGTGGTGGTGATTACCGACTACAAAACTACTCAGACCTCTAAACCGGATGACTTCGGGCGGCTGGCGTTCAACCTGGGCTACTATCTCAAAATGGCATTGCAGCGCGATCTGTTCGTTAAGACGTACAACGAAAAACGCCCGGTTGTCGTCCGCCTGCTGACGCAGGAGAAAAAATCACCGTTCGCGCCTCTCGCGTTCACGTTAACGGATCAGCAGATTGAGATCGGGCGGAAGCAGTATCAAAGCGTGATTCACCAGTACGCCGAATGCGTCAAGCATGACGTTTGGCCGTCATACGAATCGAACGCAGCGGAAGTAAAGTTGCCCACGCCGCAATTCGTGAAATACATGTTCCCGGAAGTATACGGCACAAATAGCTAAACACCACGGCGCACTTGTGATATAGTGCGCTCCACCAATCAGGAAAAGGAAAGTTTGTCATGCGTACATCTGAAAGTTTCAAAGAGATCGCCGTTGCGTTAATCAAAGCGAAGTCTGGCTTCGTCGCCGCGAAGAAAAGCGGGAAGAATAGCCACCTTGGGAACACCTACGCCAATCTCGGCGATATCCTTGACGCCATCGGGCCATCACTGGAAAAGAACAAAATTATGGTCATTCAATCAATGATGGATACCAGCACCGACAAGGTTATGCACCTTGAAACGATGTTTCTGCACGAATCTGGCGAGTGGATGGCGTTTCAGTTCAACATGCCGATCAGCAAAACCGTTGAGCAAGCGTATGGCTCTACAACCTCATACGCTCGCCGTTATGCGTTAGCCGCCGCGCTGGGCATCAAGCAGGCCGACGATGACGCAGAGATCGCGAAGATGAAGCCGCAAGACTTCAAAAAACGCATTGATGCGTGCGAAGACCTCGAATCTCTCCGCGAGATTTACAAGCTGGCTAAACAGACGTTGACGCCTGCGGAATGGAAGGTTACGGAAGACGATATCACGAAGCGCCAGGCGCAATTAAAAGTGACTCCAGCGAACGGATTTAACCCCGGAAAGCCGCAAGAGGTTGCGAAACGTGAGCAGGAACAGGTAGAATCAAAGCCTGAACCTGAAGCACAAGATATCTCATCTTTCAACTAATTTAACCGGGCGGGAAACCGCCCCATAGGAAAAACAATGCATGTTGTAACAGGGGTAATCCGAAAAGCGCCTTACGTAAAAGAGGGCAGCAACAATAACGGGCCGTGGAAGATGTATGCGGTCGACCTGTCGGAGCGAATGAAGATCCGCAATCGCGACGGCCAGGACGAAAATGTATACACCAACTATCGCGCCGTCTTCTTCGCGAAGGAAAGCATGATTGCGTGGTACGATGAAGCGTTGCAGGTAGACAAGGTTATTAGCGTCACCTGCCGGACACTTCAGATCGTTAACCGCGAGCACAACGGCGCTACTTACAGCCACAATGAAATGATCATGCCGCAACTGGAATTCAGCCAGCGCGAACCAACGCAGGGCGGCGGTAATCAGCAATCGGGGTGGGGCCAGCCTCAACAACCGAAGCCGCAGCAAGCGCCTAAACCGCAAAACAGCGGCGGGAATGCAGGCATGGATTTCGATGACGATATCCCGTTTTAGTTTGACAACTAAAGGAGCCGAAAGGCTCCTTTTTTTATAGGTTCATTGATGCTATTATCTGCGTTACTCAACCAACATAAGAGGATTTTAAAATGGCACTATACAGAGAAGGCAAAGCGGCTATGGCCGCAGACGGAACCGTTACCGGGACTGGCACAAAATGGCAATCTTCGCTTTCGCTGATTCGACCCGGCGCGACGATTATGTTTTTGTCGTCACCGATTCAAATGGCCGTCGTAAACAAGGTGGTTAGCGATACTGAAATTAAAGCCATCACCACAAACGGCGCTGTCGTAGCGTCTACCGACTACGCGATCCTTTTAAGCGACTCGCTAACCGTTGACGGCCTGGCGCAAGATGTTGCTGAAACTCTGCGCTACTATCAGTCACAGGAAGCCGTGATCGCTGATGCAGTCGAGTTCTTCAAGAACTTTGATTTCGAATCGCTGCAAAATCTCGCCAACCAAATTAAGGCAGACTCCGAAGCTGCGGAATCAAGTGCTTCGGCTGCTGCTGCGTCTGAAAATGCGGCAAAAAATTCAGAGGTTGCAGCGGAGACTGCAAGAGACCAAGTTCAGCAGATCATCAATGATGCTGGAGAACAGTCAACGCTGTTGGTGTTAGCACAACCTGGTGGAGCTAGCTCTGTTAACACGCAGCTAGATATGACAGTACAAAAGTATATTGATAATTCATCTCCGAGAATATCTGATTACAAAGTCACGAAAGGTGCTGATGCAACTCTGGCTTTTGCGAAAGCGTTTGCTAAAGCCGCAGAAACTACTGGCGTTGTAATTGTCGATGTTAGCTGTGTGGTAGATACAATTGCTGTTCCATCAGAAACAACAATCAGGATAGCTGACTATAAGACAGTCACCCATAAAGACAATGCCTCGGCGCATATGTTTATCTTGCCATCTGATTCATTAATCAAGGCAAATAATAAAAAAGGTCGCTTGAGAGGAAACTCTGCTAATCAGTCAGCTATACGTCGCTGCATAAGTGCGGTTGGCGTTTCTAATGCTGGGGTTGATGGCGTTGATATACGCGATTTCAACAGCTACGGTGCGTATTTTGAAAACTGCGAAGACACATTCTGCAAAAATTCAACAATACGTGATATCACCGGGGGGGCAGTAGAAACTGCTGCGGGTGAGTATATTACCAACTGCAAACGTCACGATTCACTTTATAATGACATACGTGACACCGGTTCAAACGGAATAAAATTCCGCTCCGACATGCTTGGCAATACTATTGGTTGCCGTTCTATTGGCGATAAAGTATACCGCGCGGGCTTTATCGGCATTGCTAACGGTAAGTGTCAGGATCATGTGGTAATAAATGCCTATTGCGAAAGTTGCGTAGATAATGGCTGTGATATGAACGGATGTGATAATACACGGTTTATCAACTGTGTATCAGTTCTTTGCCAAGATGGCTTTTATATGGGTGAGAATGGAATTAACAACTGCCACATCATCAACTGCTCTGCAAGGAAATGCAAACGTGCTGGGGTAGGTAGCCTCGGCTCCCTTACAAGATGCTCCGTCACTAATCCGACCATTGATGCCTGTGGTAGCGGTATTTATTGCTCCGGTTTTGCAGGCTTTAAAGTCAGGGATGGTAGTATCACGAATAGTGTGAAACAGGAATATTTCGATAACGAAACAGGTACTCTGAAAACGAGTACCGGGAACGGCATAGATTTACAATCTAACTTGTCGGGATGCTACCAACCTGATATATCTGGAACTACTTTTTATGGTAATGCGGGTTACGATATTGCCTTTGGTAGTTCTGGCACTATTGGTAACTTAATGCTTGGCGAATGTTCTTTCCAGGACTCAGCTGGGGATGGGAAAATTAGCTATGGCGGCGCTACTCTTGTCGACCCTCAAATAAGGAACTCACAGGGGTATATTACTGAAACAACTAAGGAATACACAATAACTGGCGATGGTACTACGAAAATATTTAGACTTCCATTACCTTTTACTGTAGCCAATGCAAACTATAAAATAGCATCTATAACAATCGATACCGTTTCAACTGTACGGTGGATACCTGGAGGAAAAACGACGACTGATTTTTATATTGAATATGGTACAGCACCAGGTGTAGGCTCAAGAATAGTCGAGGTTAGACTTGAGAACTTGCGTCCTGTTTAAAATAAGTAACTTTGTGATTATTTTATAAAATACAATAGGTTACAATAATATAGCGTTAAAAATTCATACAAATCACGGCCCGCTAATGTTATTGCGTGCCTAAAAAACTATCATTACTTAAAAGCATCAAATATTGTTGAGATATGACATATCAAGAATATCAAGACAACAAAAGAAAAAAGGGGCCGTTCGGCCCCTTTTTTACATCTATGATTCATATTAAAAGAAAGCGCCCAACCGGGCGCTTTTGTCACTAGACTACTATTCTATTTCCTTTTCTGTATGCTGATATGTATGTCCTCTCTCTTATAAAACCAATGTTAGATATTGTTCCATCTGAACTTTCTTTCCCTGTAGAACCATTATTTCGCTGAACCCACGGAGTAAATGTTTTTACACTGCTACCCCTACCACTCTGCGTGACTCTAACTATGATCCTGTTCTGTTGTCCCTTTCCTGCTGCCGGAACATCGAAGCCTCGGAGTGCATAGGATCTTGTTCCGCCGTCGTTGCCAGTATCTATACTATAGAACTCGATCTCTTCTTTCCCTGGTGTCTGGATAATAACTCTAAATGTGTTCCTGAATGTAGAGTTAACTTGGACAATCAGGTTTGTGTCGATGCTCCTATCGAAGTTTTCACCATTGATTTTAAGTATCTCATAATCACCACTATCAATATCCGAATAATCCTTGAATGGTATCGTATTTGACTCCGCAATCATCACGTCACCTTCAATGTGCTCGGCATAGACAGTACCCTTAAACCAACCATCAGTTGCGTAGATTGTCCCTCTTACTGTTACCTCGCTGAACTCAGAACTACCATTCTTGTTAACCATCCACCCTTGCTGCCCGGCGATGTAGTTGTTGGACTGAATGATGTTGCCGATCTTCGCGTTGGTAATCGAACCATCCTGAATAAGCGCGTTATTCATGAAAACCTGGTCATTCTGCACAACAAACGGCAAAGTGTACGCTCCAGACTCAGCATTTCGGATGATAGCGAATCTATCAGCAATAAACAGAACTTGCGAAACAACGTTGTTACCTTGCGCGGTAAGCTGTAGGGCCATCCCGGAATTGTATTCCTGGCCGTTGTACTTCAATCCCAACTTCATCGTGTACATGGAGCCGACGCCATTAACGTCAGCCCACGAGTCGAGTTTCTGATCTAGCGCTGCGGAGTTCTCTCCAATCCTTGCTGAAAGCGCCTCTTCAGACGTAACGCGAGCCTCAGTTTCATTGGCTAGTGCCTCATTAACTTGAGTTAATCCAGCATTGAGGTTTTCGTTGAACTCTGCCGAGATCTGGTTAACCTGCTGCACCCTGGCTTCCGTCTCATTTGCTATGAGAAATTCTGCGTGTTTAATTTCAGCTTTCCTCTTGCCATTCTCCTTTCTCATTATTCTAACATCGCCATCATTCGCTAATGCGTTTTGAATGATACTGTTCGCGTATTCATTGAGTTTTGCCGCGCTATCCTGCGCACTCTCCTGAAGTTCTTTCATCGCGTCGCTGTCGAGGATTTCATCCAGGATCACATCCGTGATGGCGTTAACGTCAGTAGACGACATGCCGCGAGCGTAATCAGTCCATGATGAAACGTTGCCGATACGGTCTACGCTTCTGGCTTTGTAGAAGTTCACGTAGCCAGCGGGCAGAATTGAATGCCAGTATTCAGAAGCCGGATAAGGAATCAGAGTAAGCAGGCTTGCATCCTGATCGGTTCCGCTTTGCGACTGGTAAAGCTCAATGTATGCCGTGTCTTCTGCTCCTTCAGGCATGGCCCACTTAACTCGAATACCAAAGATTTCATTATCCGACGCGAAAAGGTTAATTGGCCCCTTCGGCGCTCCAACTTTCCCGGTCAGTGATGCGCTAGCCAAAGCAGACCACGGAGACGCGATATTGCCGCCGCTAATGCACCTTACGCGCGCCTGATATTCGCCAGCATAAATCCCCTCAATATCAACCTGCGTTGTCGCTGTGCGCGGCACGTTGTTCCAGTTGCCGCCATCCTTACGCCATTGCACCTCGTAAAGTTTTGCGTACTGCACGGCAGACCATCCGATTACCATCGTCTCGACGCTCATCCCCTGCACAATGCGTGAGAATGAACTAATCGACACGTTTTCCGGCGCCCCCATTGAATCCGGGTCAACAACCGAAGTTGGGCGGTCATCGGTAATTACTCCGTTGTCGATCGCATCATACTTGTTCGGGTTGTACTGCGTAGCAGTGATCGCGAAAGTGAACTCGTCGTCATCACTACCCTTTTCAATCCGGGTTACTACATACTGTTCCGCTACAAGCTGATCACTTTCGATCAGGAATACACTATCAGGCGCAACGTCAAAGTTATATCCAACGTTTAGCGTAATGGTTTTGCCGTCTGCCGAAACGCTGGCAATGGTGCGACGCACTGGCTTGCCGTCGTCAGTATTCAGGATCAGAGTGTCTCCCGCTTTCGCGTCGCAGCGGTAGGCAAGAAAGACCTGCACGCCTGATACTTCCATAACGCGGCCTGATAGCACCAGGTTAAAAGCCGATTGCCAGTGCGGATCTGCAACGTAAATCACATCGCCGCACGAAGGGATCATACCTTCCAGACCAGTAGAAAACGAAACGGTGGTTGCGCTTAGGTTCGTTTGCAGAATCCAGCGCCCGCGTCGGTTAGCTTCTGTCCGTCTGGTGCAACCGATCGCCGTGATGCTTGTCGGATTGTGACCGAACCGCATGGCAGCGTCAGGGTTGAATACTGGTTCAACGTCCTGTTCGTACTGGTTCTCTGCATCGTCGAACATCACGTTGCACGACGTGTACATCGTTTTTTCGCTCGGAAAAGTTCGCACGAATACGCCATCAACTACGTTATCAGCAGTGAACAGGTAAACCGGATCGCGTGGCTTGTCGACGATAATCGAAAGGCTTTCCCCGTTGTAGAACGTCATTCCACGGAATGCGGAACAAACATCTCTGACCAACTGGAAGGCTTCGACCTGCGACTGCACGATCATATCCATCAGGTAACGCGGTTCCATCCCGCCGCGATTGTCCGGCACAAGCTCATCACAGTATTGCGACACCTCATAGAGCGACCACTTGTCCACCGGGATCCCTAACTCGCGCTGGTCTAACCCATAACGCTGATTCATGATCAGGTCGTAAAGAACCCAAGCCGGGTTGTTGCTCCATGCCCACTTGAAAGTTCCGTCCCACGTTCCGGTGTACGTCCTGTTAACAGGGTCGTAGTTACTCGGAACCTGGATGATTTTCCACTTCTTCTTGAGTGAGATTGTCGGGATCTGGTTCTGGAACAGATCGCTATCAAACTCAACGTAAAGCATGGCCGTTAACGGGTATCTGAATTTGGCATCAATAACTTCAGCGTAGGATTGAACCTGGAACGCATCGACAACCTTCACCCCGTCAGCGTCCGGCGTTACTCGGCTAACGCGGATAAGCACCTGCGACGTGAAGTCTTGCGGCAGGTTAACGCGAATGCTCCGATCGTAACCGCCAGTCGTGTTCTTACCGTCAATCTTGCCAGTTAGGTAAGTCTGATAACTTGCGCCGTCTACCGCCATCTCGATCTTGTACTCAACAACCGATCCGACCATATCGCCGTTATCTTTTTGAGTCAGTACTCGCGGCCATAGCAGGCGGAAGCGAATGGCAGACAGATTTTTGTTCGATACGGTAAGCGTATACGGCGTATTGTGAGTAACGTCGCGAGCAACCTGGAATTCGGCGCTTGACTCGCTGAAGCCCTGGATATAGTCCTGCGTTTGCGTGCCTGGGCGGAACTCAGCGATTACGCCTTCATAGTTGAAAGTTCCATCTTCGTTCTGAACCGGGACACCGCCAAAATGCAATTGCTTCATGCTGAAGTCGTTAACCACCTCACCATCAGAAACAGCAAGCAACAATTTAACCTTATCTTTCGAGATCAGGTTATCTGGCATTTCTACGGGAGTACGCGGTTTGCTGGAACCGCCCTTGCGGGCCTTGATATTAGTCATCGTTTAGCCTCCTGTTAATAGTTTTGCAATTGTACACGACAAAAAGCCCGGAGGCTATGCCCCCAGGCTAAAAAGCGAATCGCTTAATTAGTTATTGTCTTCGGCGTAAGATCCCGAACCGAACAGCGCACCGCCAGCCAATCTGTAACCGTATGGCAACTGGATTGGATAACCAGCCGCAGTGGTGTTAATCGGCCCTCCGAAAGCATACGACGGTTTGTTTTCCGGCGACTCGCTCGCTCGCATATTGCCGCCCATCTGCGGTGCAATCATCTGCATAACGCCACCCAAGACCATTGCGCCGCCAGCCATAAACGCCGCCGATGAAAACGCCCCCATAGCGGTTAATGACGCGCCGCCAGTGTAGAACGCTGCGACCATAATCGCAGCACCGATAACGATCTGCAACAATCCGCCGTTCTTTCTGGCCTTCGGGATGGGGATGATTCGGATCTCCTTCGCTACAGCGAACGTTGCAAAGTCATTCGTGCTGATTGGTTTTCCGTCTGCGACGATACCAAAGCGCATGTTAGAACCAACCTTGCTCTGCATGAAGGCTTTAAACCCTTCCACTTGGTAGGATAGCGCCCGAATGCATTCGCCGACTGAATCGACTGCGAGGTTATGGAAGACACCGAAACGACGCCCAAGGGAGCCGGAAAGTTTAATCGTCTTTGTATGTGATGCCATGTTTAAGATCCTTATGTCTGCAAATTAAAACCTTGTGCTGCTCATACCACCCGGAATAGATATCCCGGCGCGATAGCTTTCCGAAAGCGTGGTGAAGGATATTATTGTTTCCAACGTAAATCCCAGCGTGGTTCCACTTTTCCGCCTGAAGCTGGAAGATAATCATATCGCCTACTTCGGGATCGCCAGTTTTTTCGATGAATCCATCTTCTCGCCAGTAGTCGCGGTAAAGATCCTCTTTGTATTCCGGCTTCCACCATTCGAACGGCAGTCGGCGGTCAGTCAGCGTGACGCCGTGGCGCTTGTGAAAATCCATAATAAGGCCATAGCAATCATAAGCACCCAAAGCCCAGGGGCGACCAATCAGCGGACGGCGTTTCGGCTCAATGATTCGCATATCACCTTCCGGGATGGAGACGATAACCCACGATAAGCCAGACTCATCACAGAAGCATAAATCTGTGGCGCTCGGAATTGTGGTTGCCCCGTCGCCAGTATGCGAATGAACGAAGGCGATCGGCTCGCCATCCATTGCTGCCATCGCATACTGCGTTTCATCCGGCATTGACTCGTTCTCAGGATCTGGTGAAACGTTATCGAGTCGGTGATATTTCTGCACGCGTGATTTTTGCGTTACCAGCCCGGCGCATTCGTGCGGGTAGACTTCCTTCGCGTGCTGCATGATCTGCATTTTAATTTTCGGAGTCAACATATTAGCTACCACTCTTCAAAGTTGCTGTCGCACAACCGCCGAAACTCAGCGGTTCATTGCCAAAACGAAGCCTGCAAGAAGAAACCAGACCGCCGCAAACATCCTGCGACGGATCGTCAACCCTGTTTCCTAACTTGTCGAAGTATCCGTTCTGCCCATTGTAGTCGCATCCTTTGCCAGACTTGTACCACCCACGCTGCGCCCAATAGCAAACGGTTTGCGTTAGGCGTGCCGGGATCATTAATCCATCCATATCAAACACGGATGTTAATTCGAACGTTGCCTTTTGCGGGTCGACCTGTTTGGGGCGCTCGATGTAGTAGACAAATCGCCTAAAATCGCCCTCTTTAACGCTGCCGTCGTTTTGTAGCAATTCCTTGACCAAAACCCATACCGTAACTTTGGCTTGCATTAGGCCGTTGTAGGCGCGAATAAGAGCACTCGCTTGCGCATCGATATTGCTAACCGTCAGCGTTGGCTTTTCCACTGTGCCATCGCTCGACATTGCGATCCCGCCCAGGCCGAACGGGCGCGGGCCGTACTGCTCGCCGCGAAACGTGATCATCTTTGGCTGAAGTGTCCCGCCGTTAACCGCTGCCAAAAGCTCCTCGGTTGTATAGGCGACGTTCTCGTTATGGAATCGGTAGACATGCCCGCCGAACTTTGTGGCGTCGATATCGATCAGCGTTAGGATCTCGCCGGGGAAAAGTTTTTGTAAGCAGTTCGCAAACTCTTTTGAAACATTGGCTGTCATCGTAAGCCCTCCTCTAATTGACTCCAGATCATAGGCCAAAAAAAAGCACCCGTAAAGGGCGCTTTTTGATTATCCGGCTGAAGTGAAGCGTTCGGCGAATTCAGCCGTTACCTCAAACACCCCGCCACCCTGCGGCGCAAGGTTAACGGAGTCGGCAGTTACGACGAATACGCCCATTCTTCCATCCGGTGCCTTCCACACAAAAGGCTTTGTTACGTGATCCTGACAGAAGTTATAAACCTCCTCCCAATCTGAACCGCCATAAACGATCGGAACCGTCCTGCGCTTTGTGTTAATTCCGCTCGATGCCGTTTGGATGTAGCCGTTTCCGAAAACAATCGATCGAATGTTGTTGGAGATGGCGACCTTTGCCGCCCCTCCTTGAATTTGTGTACACCATTTAAAGGAATCCACTACTACCTCCTCGTTTTCTCATTGACGAACTTCGCAATGCGCCCGTTTTGGCTCAAAGCCTCGGTGAACATATCGTTCACGATCTGCCTTACGCCTTGCTCTAACCCCTTGCTATCCTGACCGGACCCCATCGTAATGTTAATGTCACCGATAGTGAACACCATCGCAGCCGAAGCCGCAACATTGCCGCCGTTGGTGATTCCAGATCCTGAACTTGCGTTACCGCCAACCAGGCCGCCACTTGCATAGCCGCGCATGAGTCGGTACAGGTTTTCCGGGCCTAACCTTTGCGTCGCCTCTTTGGTGAATACGAATTCCCCGCCGTGAACAACGCCTTTTGGCTCATACTTCCCGCCGTCGCCAGTGTAACCACCGCCGGAAAATCCCTTGCTGAACATGTTGGCGAAGCTGAACGTGCCGCCACCACCAAACGCAGCAGAAAGCGAGTTAAACAGCGCCATCTTGATAAGCATGTTGGTAATGTCAGTGATCACGCTCTTTGCAAAGTCGCTAAAGCTGGCCTTACCAGTCATGACAAAATCAGTCAGCACGCTCGCCATTCCGCTAAATGCGTTTTTAGTAATATCCCCGATGTTGGTGTATACGTCATTAACTTCGTCGCCAATGTCAGCCCACGCGTGAGTAAACCCGGCCTTCCAGTTCATCATTTGCGCATCTTGCTGTGCGTAGAATTTATCGCTTGCGGCCTGCATCGCTTTAAATCCAGGGTCACTTAAAGATCCGCCGTTGTTTTTCCAGTCAGCCGCCATCTGCGCATTGGCCCGGTATCTCTCCTGCTCCTTGCTACCCATTCCGGCGGTATCCTGTAGCGCTTTGGTTTTCTCCGCCATCTGGTTTTGATACTTGGTAGACTTGTCAAGCAAGGCGTTCAGTCGCTGCTGCTGAACAATCTGATCTCCCACAATGGCCTTTTGCTCTGCCATGTACAGGATATTCTTTTTGTTCGCCAGCATCTGCTGTTCGCTTTGGGTCAGTTTTCGCTTCTGGCTTGCTTCTTCCAAAACCTGGAATTTAGCAACCGTCTCGAAATAGTCCTTGCGCTGCTGGCTGATCTTGTCATCAAGCCCTTTGTGCTGCTGCAAAACCTTTAACTGCGCCTGGAGCGATAGCAGTTCAGCCTGGTACTGCTCATCAATTTTTACTCCCGCGTCTGCCTGCTGCTTCCTTGCGTTGCGGTTTTTCAGGATATCCTTTTCTTCCTGATTTACGCGTTCCTTCGTTTTGCTGCTGTACCCACCAGAAACATCTTTGTTATTGGCGGCGTCAATGTACCCCATTTCTCCTTTGGCGATCCTTGCTTGCTGCTCCGCGATGGTTTTTGCAAGCTCGGCGGATTTTGCTTTCGAGTCCTTGATTAACTGCTCCTGCTGCGCCAGAAAGTCATTCCCAAAGTCTTCCATGCCGGGGATTTTCTGTAGTTTTCGGCCAGCGTCAACGATGAACTGCGCGATCATGGCGTCACCGTCGGCAATCAGCTTCCTGATCGTGTTGATGATCGCAGAAACCGTATCGACGATAAGGTTTAGCGCCCCGACCGTGTGATTTCCAACCCAATCCCATGCGTCAGAAGCCCACTTCTTGATATCCATCCACATTTTTTCAAGAGGTGTTGCGCTATCAGCCACATCTTTCAGTCGCTTATCCATCGTGTCAGCAAACAGTTTTGTCGCCGCATCTGCTGCTGCCGTCTCGCCTTTGGTTTTACGCAAAGATTCGATGTAGGTTAGCTGGCCTTCATTCAGGAAGTTAAACTTATCGTTAAGATCAGCAAGCCCCTTAACCGGATCTTTTAAGATTTGGTCAAAGTAGCCCTTGATCTTATCGCTGCTCTCTCCCGTCTGCGCTTCCCATTCCGCCGTAGTCTTCGTGATGGTCTTAATCTGGCCAATGGTGTATTTTCCAGAAGAGGCCAAAGTTGACGCGATATCCTGGATTCTCCCTGAAGTTGCGCTCGAAGTCTCGCTCAGTTCATTAGCAAGATCGTTAATCTGCCCTGTGGTAGTGGCAGCATACCCACCAGTCAGCACCAGCGCATTCGCCAGATCCCTTTGTGACTTCCACGCATCGAAACCAGCTTTTGCAATTGCTGCGATGGCAGCACCAAGAGCAACCGCGCCGATGGTTACGGGGTTAATGAACCTAATAAGGCCGCCAATCTTCTCGCCAGCCTCGGTGGTATTATTAAAGCTCTCAGCCAGATCGCTTGCGCTTTCGCTGGTTTCGTCCAGAGATTCATTAATATCAGCGCTAGTGCCAAAGATTAGATTTTTCAGCGCCTGGAATGTATTTCCGATGCCGCCAAAGCTATCCTTGATTTGCCCGCCCTGCTGAATTGCCACCATCCAGACTGGCATACCTGAAGCAAGCGACGTCACAACGTCAGTAATCTGCGCCGGAAGCTGGCGCATTGCTGCCTGATATTGCCCGGCAGAAATTCCAGCGAGGCCCATCGCGCTCTGCTGTTTTTTTAACGCCTGTTCTTGCTGTTTCAGGGCATTAATGAACGGTGCCGCTTCTGCCGACACGCCCAATTGCGCTGCCTTCATTTCCAGCAGTTCGGCGCGTGTTTTGCCTGCTGATTCTGCTTGCTGTTTCAGACTGGCGACAAAATCACGCCCGGCGTTTGCCGCCTTCTGCTTTGCCTCCGCCTCTGCGATTGCTGCGCGACCTTCTTCGGTTAGCGCCGCCTGCTGCTGCCGTAGCTTGTTGGTCGTGGATTCAATGATAGCACCCAGGCGGAAAAATTCCTTATCTGGAACAAGCCCCAAAGCCCACGCTTTATCAAGTTCTTCCGTCGCTTTGCGCAAGTTGGCCATTTTTGAGATCGTGGGATCGATGGCGCTTGCGATCCTGCTAAAGCTGGTTTTTGATTTGTCCGTCTCTTGCTTCTGGCGCTGCAACGCGCGGTTCATTTCCTCGGTCTGCGCCGTGGCCCGCCTTTCAGCGTCCGCAAGTGACTGTAGGCCAGCGCCCGTTTGCTGGCTTTGGTTTTTCAGTTCTGCGAGTGATCGTACCGCTTTGTCAACCTGCGAAACGTCAACGCCAAACGTCAACCCAGCTACTTTATCAGCCATGTTTAGCCCCCATATGAAAAAAGCGCCCGTAGGCGCTTATTTTGATTTCTTGTAAATCTCCTTCAGGTATTCACCCTCTAGGATCTGCAAGTCAAGTAATGCCGCTTCTCGATTGTCGATTTTATACAATTCGAACAGCAGTGGCAACGTATTATAGTCAAGCCCCGTCGGGCCATTCATCCCGATTCGCCATTGCGTTTGCATGGCCTGGAATAGCTGCCAGCTTTGGGCGGTCTGCTCATCAAAATATATCGTTTCAAGATCTGCTTCATAGTCCGATCGCCTTAACCCGTACTCCGCAAGCTGGCGATCGGTTAGCTCAGGCTGAAGCGTGAGATAAACAGCCCGCCTTAAACTTTTGCACGGTGGCCCGCAAGCGCGGCCATGTAAGTTTGTGGCAGTGCCATGACGAACGCCGGGAAGTGAGCGCAAAGCCAGGAAATGTTTTCATCGCTGAATTCGTCATCCAGATCCCAACCTTCAGCCATGAAGCGGATAAACTCGGCGTTACCCTTTGGCGCTTTATCTTCGCTCTCATAAAAGTCTTTCATCTCATCGGTGGAGCGATGTTTTACGGTCATGGTGATGGTAGCTTCTTTGCCGTCCGGGCAAGTAAAGGTTACTGGCAATTTGAAAGAAGGGAGATTGCCGCCGATTTGAATTTTGAACTTAGCCATCTTGTTAACTCCTGATTGGTTTGTGTTATTCGCTATTATGCACAAAAAAAGGCGAGGCACAAGCCCCGCCATTTAATTACACGGCAACCGGAAGGAATACGTGAGCACCTTTAAGCGCAGTGTTAAGCGTTACCGTTTCCATCTCGTTAACAGCCGTGGAAGGAATGTCATCGAAAGATGCAATTCCAGACCAGTAACGAACCTCGGAAGCTCGCGGGATATACATGTACATCGCTCTCGCCTGCTTGCTGGCGTCGGCTGAACGCAACACAGGGTAGATCGCGTTACTGTAATCGTGCGCAAACGTGTAGTTAAGCGTCACCGCCGACTTGTAAGTAGGTTCGGATTGCTCGCGCTCATCGCCAAGGCACTGATAGTTATAGAACTGCTGTTCGTTGCCGTCTTTGCCTAAATCCTGAATGCAAGGCAATTCGACCCAATCAGTGATCACGCTCACGTTACCAGTGGCCGCGCCGCCAGGATACTTGTTAGTGTCGGAGGTGTCGAACTCTTCAAGCGTTGCCACTCCTGCTGTCACTGCTTTTACGCGAGCCACCTTGTTAACGAAGTCGCCCCAGGTGCAATCGGTGAAGATCACAATATCCTTCACCTTCAGCTTGCCGTCCGCCACCGTGATTTTTGGGTTTTTCGCGTCGTTGGTCATTGCGGTAAACGGAATCTCCGTACCACGCGCCTTCTCAAAGAAGACTTTTGCACCGTTTGGTAAATGCATGTTGAATACTCCTGTTTTGATGAAAGTTTAACAACGCTATTATGCCTATATATTTCCAGACTGGCAAGAAATTATAAGCACCTCTAAGATCAGTTAGGTGGTTGGATAACCGCTATCCTCTACGCTGTTGCATCTTACTGTGAACCGAACCGGGAAAAACCAACCAGTTTCGTGCCTCTGCACGCCGGAAACTTCCGCCCATTCGCTAACATAAACTTTATTAACAGAATCAATGATTTCACCTTCGGGGAAATATTTTGCAATGTTTTGCGCAATGAGCCTTGCGGAGTCGATTCCGATCCCAGGCTTAAAGATAACATCAATCTGAACCAGTCCCATATAGACTCTGCATTTCCTTGAGATGTCAACCGATCTTGAGTACGCCTCGACGTAGGAGACTTTAAGGTAGGTCTCACCGCCCGCAGGAGGTCTGAAGTCAACGTTATCTCCTGCAACTACTAACCCGTTCTCGGCGGCAAATTTAGCCACTGCCGCCTTGCATTTTAACGCCATATCATAATGCATTTTTCGCCCTCGCTCGCTTGATTGCCTCAGTAACATAAACGCCCAACCGGATCGCAACAACGCCCATAACGCCATTGGGAGCCTGCCTTGAATGGCCGTATTCCAGCGCGTTCGCATAGATTAGCATGTTACTGAACCAGATCGAAGTGATCCCAGCACCTTTTGCGTATAGTGCAATGTTGGCTTTGCCGTTCTGGATTGTCTTTTCGCCAGTTTGGTCATATGCGTTAATCGCGTAAAGCGGGGCGCGGTTAAATGTGATTTGCCAGTTACCACGGAAGCGCCCTGTATCAACCGGAGAACGCATCACAAGGTCTCGGTGAATATCTTCGCACGTAAACCTTACAACGTCTTCCAGCGCATCGCCAGCGGCCTTGCACCACGCATCAATCGCACCTGTGAACTCCCGGATCGTATAATTAGCCATAAGTCGCCACCCTGCGTAAAACTGGACGGTAGGCGACAACGGTTCCAGTTGGTTTTACCGGGCGGGCATTAACCACGCGATATCGCTCACCGTCCACTTCGATTTCGTCACCCTCCATGATTGGCACATCATGAGTGAAAAACCCGCGCTTATCGCCAGCGAGGATGGTTTCTCCGTTAATGTCACGGTCATTTACATCCCTGATCGCGCCCTTGATTGTCGTTACCACCTCTCCAGGAATTATATCTTCCCCGGTTTCCGGATCTATCCCGCCACCAGCGCCTTTCGTGTACTTTTTGAATACGCCGTCTGCGTCGCTGAAAAACTTAATGCCCGCACTTGCGCGGGCCTGGATTGCTTTGTAGTTCATGGCTGCGGCCTTTTAATTTCTTTTCCGATCAGATACTCACCAAGCGAGTTAATGCGAGCACTGTTTAGCGATACGGATTCAATAAGCTCCTGGATATCAAAGCTATCTATCCTCCTTCGATGCATCGCGCAATGACCACCTCCACTGGTAATTAACCCGAACCCACCACCTTTTTTCTTGAGCAATATTTCATACATTTTGCCCCACGGCGTTTGTCGTATTTCCTTTCCAGAACTGTCTGATGAAACACGGTCGAAAGTTTGCGAAAATTCACCAGTCAGGGAAAACGAGGAAACTCGCTGCGAATAACTTTCCACGCTATCGCCATCTTGCTTCATTGCACCGTCAATAACCATTAGATGAAGCGTGTACAGAGCAAGCGCCTTGTAATAAGAGTCGCCAAAACGAGAAGGGCTTACGAATTCTGATGCCAGGTCAATCCATGCAGCGAGAACTTCAACTTCAACGGATTTCATTGGTGGCGCTAAACGCTGGATCTCAAGCAGGACGTAATCAATATCTTTTAGCATTTTTAATCTCCTGATATGAAAAAGGACGCCTAAGCGCCCTTTGTTGGTTTTTGTTATTCCGCGCTTTTAGGCTGCACGATCTCTTTCGCTGTCGCCTTAACCGCTGCGATGTATTCGCGCGTGCGTTTCGGATTGTCGTAGAACTCGACGCGGCCTTTGAAGATTTCGTGGCGGAATCGGTCAATCTCGTTTTCCGGCACTTCAAAAACCTGCTCATAGACGTAATTTTTGCCTTTATAGCGAATTGCACATGCACCAACGTTTTGCAGTTGAACAACCTGCGACTCCTGTGCTGCATTGGTGATTTCTGCGGTTTCTACGGTTTCTTTTTTACTGGCCATTGTTAATGCTCCATTGGTTTACTTTAGGTTTCAAATTAAAGCACATTGTAGAATGCAATGCAATAAAAAAGCGCCAGAAGGCGCTTTTGATTAAATCCTGGTGAGGATCGCAATAGTCAGCGGGCGGTACACGATGAGACCAGTGCATTTGGAGGTGCAAGGAACTTTGAAATGCAGGTCTTTCGGCTGCATCGGCAGCATGTTGAACCGCTCAGGGATCTCGATGCTCATGTTCATTGGGTCTTTTTCGTATGCCAGCACGCCTTTGGTGCCTGCGCCGTCAATATCTTCCAGCTCCGCCATCGCCGTAATGGTGATGTTCGGGTGGTTCTTGGTGAACCAGGTTAGATAAGAGTCGCCGCTAGTGTCCGGCATCTTTTTCGTCATAAGACGACGCTTAGACGGAGGAATCACGATGTTGGTCGCGTGATGGCGGCCCAGCGTAGTTTCTTCGATCATGTTTAGCAGGTCTTCCAGATCTTCGAATGCCTTTTCAGCCGCTGCTGCGTCATCTCCCCAAGCGGCGGAAGCGGTCATGCGGTTAATGTTCGGCTGGTCGAAGATGCTCACGATGCCATGAGGTGCGGAACCTTTGAACACCAGATCGTTAACGAGCGTTTCATGACCTTCGCGGGCCAGAGTTGCTTTGCGGTCGCTCAGGCTGGAACCAAGCGCTGCCCCGGTTTTAATTTCGTCGATGGAAATAAACCACGCGTTACCAAGGCGGAAAACTTTCCCCGACTTCTCTTGCGCCATCGCTTCAACGGTCGGCAGGTCGTCGGTGTAATCGGCGATGATTTTCGCAGAAGTTACGCCATCGAATTCGAGCCACTCAAAGCGGCGGGCGGTCGGCGAGATCTCGGTAGTCACCGGGAAAAGCTCAAGTGCGCTGGTCTGCGGGTATGCCTGCTCATACTGGCGATTCAGTAATTGAGTCATCTGCTTAACAGTCCAGATACCGTAAGCATCCAGTTTTGCGGCATCGACGCCCATGCCCTGCATTGCGACCTTAATTGCACTCTGTTCGAATGCATCTAATTTCATAGTCATCTGAAAACTCCTGTTTGTGTATTTGACTTAACGAGATGAAGAATATCACGAATCGTTAAACCGTCAAAGGTTTTTTTCTGGTGCAAAAATGGGGCCGAAGCCCCACCATTTATCATGCGCCAGCGCCGCCGCCAGCCGCATCCGCCGGAGCCACCGCGCCCTGAAGCACCTGAACTTTCACCAGAACAGTGCCATCTGCGTTTTTGGTGTATTCGCCAGTGTGTTTATAGCCAGTTTTGATAACCCCGGCGCTACCTTTCGCAACGGTTCCGGTTGCGGTAAATGTGACGAAAGAGCCGAACGCGCAATCTTCTTCAGTAACAGTTGCGTCAGCGATCGCCCAAATGCGGCCATGAGTCATAACGTTAACTGCGCTCTCATCGTCATACTTGCCTTCAGGCGAGTAGGCTTGCGAGAACTGCGCGATGCCTACAATGACGTCGCTCGCTGCGGTTGCTGGTTTAACGACCTTGTGGCCATTGGAAACTGCGCCAGTGGAAGCCACCAGTACGCCAGCTTTGATATCACCTTCAGCAACGCAAGTGCCGTCGATATTATAAAGCGACGTATCAGCGATCTGCCCCGCTACGGCAATATCACGCTTGCGGGAATAAGAAGCTGGAATCTGTGCCATTTTGAATCTCCTGTTTATTTGGTCTGGTAGCGGCCCGAAGGCCGCAAATTATTAGCGGCGGAATTTTGCCTGCGGATCGATGATTTCGGTGCCGTCAAGTTTCGGTAAGCCGCCTTTGTCTTTTTGCTCGCCATCTTCTTTTTTGCCGAAGACTTTGGAGCGATTGCCAGCCATCTTATCAGAGTTGGCGATAAAGTCAAAAGAAGCGTCGATGTACGAATCTTCTTTGTCAGACAGGTCACGACCGTCAACCTCTTTGATGTAAGCAACCTTCATCGCCTTAACATCCAGGCCGTCGCACTTGACGCCAGCGGCCGAAACCACCGCGATAACTTTCTGTTTTGCGTCTTCGTCGGCTTTGATTTTAGCAACGCGGGCGGAAACTTCATCTTCAATGCCATCAACTTTGGCCTGAAGCGCGTCACGCTCTGCGGTGATGTTCGTTACCTGACTGGTTGCCGATGCAACTTGCGCGTCGAGTTTGGCAATGTAAGCGCCTACGTTATCGGCCACTTCAACATCTACGCCGTCAATTTTAATGATCATTGTTTTAGCTCCTTTGTGGTTTGAGTCGTCATCATATGGGAATTCTTGTTCGCTATCAAGATTTAATTTCGCAATCCCGGCACGACCACGGAAAACAAGCGCGACGTGATTTACGCGAATCTTGGTTTGCACAGCATCAAAGCGAACCCAATCAGAGACGGAATCATTTTTCATCTCCTCGAAGTTTTTCGGTAGGTCTTCGTCGAAATAATATTCGCCAGTTGCGTTATTTCCCCAACCTTTGCGATCGATATCGACCGAAGTGTAGCCCACGGATAACTCAGCCGCTACGCGCTTTTTGGCTTGCTCGATCGACTCACCATCGTAAATCATCACCGGAACAAGAACGCCGATCCCGTCCTCTTTTCCAGGGCCGGAGCAAGAGCCTACCACCAGCCCTTTTGCGTTATGTGCGTTCACCATCTTATGACCTAAAGTGATCGGCTTGCCCTGGTATGAGACCAGCGATTCAGCATCAAACACCTCAGAACGCGGGCGGAACTCGACGCGCGGCCCGGTTGGCGTCTGGTACGTCTGCGCACCGATACGCGCCACGATCGGAGTATCAACCAGAAAGCCGTTCTCATCGAATCGGGCCTTCATCTTTACCGTGTCGAACCTTTGAACTCTTTTCATCATGATACCTCTACATTGTTAAAATCTGGAACCGCCCAACAACGGCAACCGTACTCTTCACCGGGGAAAATGCCGTCACCATTAACGGGGCGTCGCTTACCTTCTAGCTTGATATGGCTCTCGCGCTCGCGGTCGTCCATCATCCCGAACCAAAAGTAATGCGATACTTTAGCATCTTTTAGGCGCTGCATCATCAACATACTGTTAAAAGTTCCGATGATTCCGCTTGCCCGGTTGCGCGACCAGCTACCATAGATAGCGTATCGACCTTCGATGATTTCATCGATCTGCTTGCGAGACTTGCCGATGTTGTTGGCGGTTCTAACTTTCGTCGTCCAGTCAGCAACGATATCGCTTGCTAACTTCCTGATCGACGCTTCGGCGGAATCCTGCCACTTATTTAGCGATTCCTGATACCAGTCTTCATACCCGCCAGCGCCGAATTCTTTAAGGCGCATAACTGATTCGTTGTTCTGCCCGCCAGCCGCGATCGCAATTGCAAGCCACTGTTTCGAATTGAATCTATAGATGGTCAACCCAATGGAGGAAAGCGCCGCAATTACGGCGGAAAAGAACACGATGGCCGATTCGCTGATATCGTCTTCCGCCTGGCTGATCTCCTCCGCCGTGGCGTCAAATTTCAGACGATCTAAGCGATCCCGCATCTCTACCACGAGTTCTGTCACCGCGTCCTGCATGGAGCGGGATAAATCCCGCTCGCTTGCTTCAGGATAACGCCAGTTTGGGATTCTGCCGTTAACTTTCATCATCCGCCTCCGTGTTGTTTAAGATCTCTGCACTTTGCGTGCTGCCTGAACCAGCGGCGCGATCCGGAAGTTTTTTCTGCTTCGGCGCGTTACCTTTTAGCTTCAGTTCTGGAATTAACGCCGACAGAGTATCACGCGCTTCGTTGGCGTCAATAACCTGGTCGGTAACGAGGCCGCGAGCCGCGTTGGCGTTCTTCTGGAAGATATCCGCTTTCTCCGCATCGGTAGGCAGTGACAACGGTTCGAACTCGACGCTGTATTCCTCCTCCGTTACGATGAACTGTAACAGGAATTCTAACAGCGGCTTGTAATCGTCATTGCGCTTGCGGTCAACCAGTTTGTAGAACGTCTGTAGCGCCGTGTTCTGGCTTGCGCTTACGCCGCCAGTGTTTTTGTTTTTTAGCACGATCTCATGAATGCCTGACAGGGCGACAATCCGATCCATTTTAGCTGAAAGGAACTCAGGGATGCCAGTAATATCAGAGTTGATAACGGTGTACTCTTCATCGGTGGCATCAATGCCGATCGTGTTGCCGACGCCGGAATTAGCATCAACCTGCGCCATGCGCAACCTGGCGGCGTACTCGCCTTCTTTGTCGTCGCAGATTAGCGCCAGGCCTTTCGCCTTCCATACGCCCTGCTGCTTGCGCTTCAGTAGCTGCGTTGCCAGATATTCCGAATAGTCGTAGTCAAGAATCGCTTCAATCATCGACTTGTTCAGCACCGAACCACCAGCGCCATTATTTAGCTTGCGCACCTTGTTGGTTACTCGCTCGCCGTCGATGTAGTGCATACGGGTATAATGCACCTTGAACGGTTGCCCGCCGTTTAGCGGCTTCACCTCGTACATTTTAGGCTTTCCGAATCGTGGGCTTCGTGGGCTGGTTTCCTCCTCTGCTACGGAAACGGAATCATGGTCGTAAACAACGATCGATTCGAGCGGCTTACCCCGCTTCGCTGCCGAAGTCAACGCGCGACCATCGTTAACCATCGCCAGGACGTAGGAGCCACCATACAGCCGCGCCCAGCAAAGGGCATCGGTGATTTGCGGCTCCAGATTTAACCCGTCCCATTCTGATTGAAACTTGGTGTTATCTGAAATGCCGTTTAGCTGGAAGCCGGGAGCGACCATCTCTTCCGGGATCACGTCAACGATTTTCTTCGCCATGCCGTTTTCATGATAGAACTCTTCAACCTGCGACATTGTTCCAAATCTTGCCGCGATAGACGCGAGGGTTGACGCATAGCCAGCGCCACCATTAAAGATTTGATTATAGTCGTCCATCTTAATATTATTCATATTTCAACCTTGTTTAAGTGTGGGCCGTCAGGCCCACATTATGTATTAGCGACCCAGCTTTTTCAATCCCGCAAGGCGTTTCATTCGCTCTACAGGATCGTCGCTCAGGTTCATTTCCAGGTTTGCGGCGTCAAACACGTTGTCGCAAATATCATCGTGTGGATGAGAATCGTCATATGTAAACGCGCTCATCTCCGCCTCAAGCTCTGCAACGAATGGGTGATTGTCCGGCAGCACGACACGCCCACCCTTGATGATTGGTTGTGCATCCATAGCGCGAGTGACCTTATCTTTATCGCGCTGCACAGGGACGATCTCGCCCATGCCGTTTACAGCCTTCGTTAAATCCTGGATTAGACCCGTACCGCTCGCCTTGTCTTCGATGTAGATCCGGCGAAGGTTTCCGCACTCCTTGTTTCGACGCCAGCACTGCTTGATGAATGCTTCGGCCTGAACGCGGAGATCTGGCGCTTCCCATTTTCCGCGAATTCCGTCAATGAAGTAGACGCGATCCCGATACTTGCCCCAATAGCACATTACAGAGTAGTCGTTTAGCTCCTTGACCTTCTGCGCGGTGTCCGCCGTGATGAACGTATATTCGAACTTGTCCGGGCGCGGCTCGTGCGCCTTGTCGGAATCGCCGTAATAGCGCCACCACTCCGACTTGAACACGTTACCACCCAGGGCGATTGGCTCCTGCTGATACTGCGAAAGGAACGTATAAAGATCGGCTTCGCGTAGCGCAACCAGGTTCTCGATCGATTCGTTCTCCTCCCAAAATGACCAGTATTCCACGCCGTCAATGACCACCGACGGGCCGGAAAGCACGTCGCGTTCGAACTCAGGTCGCAACCAGTCAGGGAGTGATTCGCCGTATTCCCGCGTTACCATCGCCGGAATAACAATGCGATCGAAGTCGATGGCCATGCCGCCGCTCATCATGAACCAGGTAGCATCCTGCGCGTGCAATCGCTGCTGCACGGAAAGGATTGGCGTTTCGTCGCCCTTCTTCTTCTTCGCTCGACGGGATCGAATGGTATTCTTCAGCAGAACGTGGTTTTTCTCACGCTTCACCTTCGAGAACATATCATCCGGTTTGTCGATATCATCCAGCGCGATGAGGCCGCTAAACCCTGGCGTCATGTACCCACCACGCTTACCGACGATCTGACCGCCAGACGAACGGGAGACCATTTCCAGCCTTACGCGGTCGTTATCGTCCATCACCTGAAATTCATCGATCTGCTTGCGCCCGAACTTTGATGGCCATAGCTCCTGCCACTCGCTCGATGAGAAGATCTTAATCACGCGATCAGAGTTGCCTTTTGACAGGGCGTCACCCTGCGAGATCTGAAGGTTTCGAACCTTCCGGCATTTCAGATACGCATACGGCGCGAGGTGGATTGAAAACGCCTCCGTCTTTGTGGAGCCTGGCGCAACGTTAATGATCGTGCTCTTACGCTTCCCGGCGATAATTTCATCAACCGTGTGGCAAAAGTAGGAGTGATGCCAGTTCCACATTAGCTTTTCACCCTGAATGATCTGGAACCAGATTTTCAGGAATAGCGAAAAGTTGCGCGTACTCAGCGCCTTAATTGCCAGCTTATCGGCTGGCTTCAGGTCTTCCCAAATAATCATTTCGTCATTCATGATCGGCCCTTAAATCTTGTCCAGAATGTTACTAACAGCCTTCTCCAATACTTCATCGGTGATCTCGTTCTTGTTGCCCGCCACGGCGTCAATGTTGAGAACAGCTGGCTTATCTATCCCCATCTCTTTACCGACGAACGAAGCGTTAATCATGCCGACGGCAGCAAGCTGGAATTTCTGCTCATAGATTACAGAGTCGATAAACTCCATGACCGGGGCATAGTTCGGGTCGTGGCGATAGCGTGTAAGCGTTGACTGGTTCACGCCGCAAAACAGGCTTAAACCTGTGATCGTGAAAATGCGCGGCTTGTTCACGCCCCACTCGTTAACGTCACCCTGAAAAGTGGCGGTTTCCGCAGCCTTGATGGCGTTTTCTTCAGCCCACTGGAAATAACCCTTCGCGATCTCGAAGAATTGTTGTGGCGTCATTTCGGCGGTTCGCCCCAGCACTACGCCAAAATCTTTTTCGTACAGCGCCTTGAAATTGCCTTCGAAGTGCGATTTCGTTACGCGTTTTTTGCGTTCTTCAGACATTGTTAATCCTCCCTCTGTGTTGAGTTGCGAGTATACCAGATTGCAGGCACAAAAAAACCCGCCGAAGCGGGTTATGTTCATATCAGTTTGTTTCGCCGATTCAGCGTCTTCTGGAGTTTTACAAACGGCTCGCAGTCAACATACGGAAGCGGCGAAAAGGCAATTCGCTTTGCGATACCATCCGGATCGCCAATTTTTTCCCAACGTGTAGTTTTCTTGTTGTACAGCATCGCGGCGAAAGTGCCTTCATGCACGCGCTTGGACAACCATTCGACAATGTGGAATGCGCCTGCATAGAAGCCTATGACCAGCATAATTAACGCGACAATCAGAGTTATCATTGTGTTGCTTCCCTTACGTAGTTGATGCTTATTTTGTGAGTATCCAGGTTTACGCCGGATTGTTTTTTTGCTTTCTCCACCGCGTCGGCGGTATCGTTCGCTTCAATCGTCATGCTGAACTCTTGAATGCAGGACTTGCAAAAGCCGCCCATTTTCCTTGCTGTGAGTATGACCTTGTACTGCATCATAACCCCCCAATAAAAGCCCCAAAGCGGGGCGAGACTTGCGGATGTTTACCGCCTCTTGTGTCTACGCATTAACGATACCCGGTCAGCGTTAATGCGTCAATAGGCGGCTGATTCGCTCGCTTACTTTTTACTCATACTCGCCATCACGGCGACCGAAACGGCCTTCGAGATAGCCAGCCAGCCAGATAAACTGACCGCGAGTTAACAGCGTGTTGACTTCGGCCCAATGTTTATCGATCATCTTCGCGGCGACCTGATCGTAGGTCTTTTTGTCCTTCTTGATGGCGTCTTTAGTTTCGGCTGCCATCTGCTTTGCCACCCGCTTCACGGCGTTATACTGCGCTTCATTCAGTCCGAACATTTGGCCTTCTCCCATTCTACCCAGGTGCCGCGAGCAATGAATACTTCAACACGCAGCGGACTATTGAAATTTTTGTAGATGAAGATGAACCCTTTTTTGCTATCGGTTTCGACCTGTGTAACCGGGAAGGCCAGCGGAGTAATCGTATCGACCGACTCACTCATCTGGATACCCGTTACCGTTGCGCCAATCGGCATATCTTCTACTTTTGAGTATTCAGGCATACAATCGCACTCCTTAAATTTGCGCCCGCTAGAATGGCTTACAGGCGCTTTAAACGGTATTCGATTTCGTTAATTTTTTACGTGGTGGCAAGGCTCGCCATCTTTGACCTCGCCCCACGCCCGGCGCTTGTTCCGTTCCAGCTTTTTCGCCACCGCTTCAGCCAACTGCTCATCACTGAATCCGGCGCGGCGCGTTGCGTCCCATACCAACATGAGGATATCGGCGAACTCGCTAATGTCATCCGGCGCTTCGGCGGCCTCGATCGCCTCTTTCGCCAGGTGCTTGAGCGGCCCGACTGGCCCGACGTTACCGAACTGGAGATCCGACCACTCCGCGTGCTGCGCCCGAATATTGGTGAACGGGTCGGCCTTCACTTCCGGCTCCGCCCGCAGGCATTGAAAGTCGCTCCACGTCTTCGGGTTGTGCTGCATCTCACGCAGGCTCGCTAAAGCGCCGCTGATATCCATACCTTCAGGCCAGTTCACCTTGAACGCTTCAGGCTTGCGGAGATACTCGACAAGATCACCACCAAGCACGGTTTGCTGCCTAATCGCCTGCTCTTTGTTGTCGCAGATGAGGCGGCGCGATTTGCGCCCCTCGTTGGTTCCAATGGTGTAGGTCAGTACCCAAATCTTGTTGCTCATTCTTCTACAACCTCGCATTCGTCTTTGCTCACGCTGATATTGTCACCAGCCTGGATAAATTCGCTATTGCGCGGGGCAATTACGCAGTATGAGCCGTCATTGAAGTGGCCGTCGACCTCAAGAACTTCGCCGATTTTGAGGCCGCATTCTTCCAGGGTAATTGAGCCGTCGCCGTTAAGAGTGTCTACTTTGGTGATTTTGATTTTCATTGCTGTAACTCCGTTTCGTTTTGATGGGGTAACTATACCAGCTTACCCCTGATCGGTTTTAGCAATTCGTGCTATTTGGCAGGCAATCCATTTTGGAACCAAAGCGCCATCTCACCACTTAAAATTGCGGGAAATGATCACGCTGCCAACGGCGGAAAGTGTAATCCAGGGCCAGCAAAGCACAGGATAAAGATCGTCTTTGTCGGTAGAATCCGCCGATTTCAGGAAGGCCCGCATGAGTAAACAGCCGCACGCATACAGGGCCAGAATAAGAACCACCAGGGCAATAATTGCGTAAATCATGATGTTTTTCCTTGTCTTTGATGGGGCTGCCATGCAGCAACCCCGATTCGTGTTTGTGGTTCGTGCTATTGCTGGAGTTTTGCGAAAGCGTCGGCCATCATGCGCAAAACTCGCGCGTGATCTTCAACGTCATAGCCAGGTTCGGTGCGCATGATTTCCCGAACCTTCTCGATCGTGGCGATAGCCGCCTGAAGTTCACCAGTCAGGAACGCAACCTGCTTTTCAAGCTCCGCGATTCGTGAGAATGGTTCACGCATGAATGATTCGCACGAGGCATCACTCAGCGCCCAATCGATCCCGGCGCGAATAACGGCGGCTAACAGCGGGTCGTCGTCTTTGGCGAAGTTGTCGGACGGGATCAGGTGAATGATTTGTGTAGTGTTCATTGGTAAATTCCCTCGCTTGTTTAGTGTGGGGATAGTATGCACCATCCCCGGACGTTCGTTTTAGCAATTCGTGCTATCAAAGGGCGTCTAATTCCGCCTCAATGAATTCGTACCACTCGTGGCCGTTTGCGGGATCGTGTTCTGTGCCATGAAGCCAGTCCGTATGGGTGGAACAGAATTCGCCGGATTTGTTGAAGTAATAGTCGGCCCATGACCGCGCCCAATCGCCGACGCCAGCGAACGTGCCGAACTTGCGGATGTATGCGTCGGTGTATCCGCGCTGCTTCGCAATGCGCTTCAGTGCGCGAACCAGCAACTTGCGCTGCGACGCCTTCGATACTTTCCGCAGGTAGAAAAGCGCGTTTTCCGGCTCGCCACCAACACGGATGGTCAAATCTTCGTCAGTGTCCAGCGGATTGACGATAAATTCGTTAAGGTATCCGCCCTGTATTACGTGCACTGTGCCTAGTGGTTCGTGCACCTCGACGGCATCGAATACGCAGCCGATAAGGTGGCGCTCACGTTCGCGGGCAGCATTGACAACCATAAGTTTGACGGTGTTCATTAGCGGATCTCCTTAACCTGGTGAACTTCGAGAAGGTTAGTTACTTCACGGATGCCGCAGTCCTCGAATTCCTCTTCGGCCCCTGCCGCCACCCTTAATCTGGTGAACCCGGCGTCATCGTCGATTGCGACTTCAATAACCTGCTCGCTCGAAAGCTCGATGTATGCGCATCCGTAGGAATTCAGTTCTTCCAGCAGTGCGATTAAATTATCGTTCATTGCGTTGCTCCTGATTGGATTGTTCACTTCAGTAACGCCACTTTATCAAATGACGTTACGGCAGTTTTAACAAAAAGTGCTATTCTTTTTCGCCGCTGAACGCTGCCCGATACCCACGGCGGAACCCGTTAATCTCAGACAGGCGGCATACCCCAATAATCATGCACAGCATTCCGATCGTCTGCCAGCCTACGTGGTCATGCAGTACCAGGCCGCCCAGGAAGAAGGCCCAATACAGCGCGAGTTTCTTTTTGCTTACTTTCATACTTTCACCTCAAATAGAACGTTGTTTTCATATGGTCTGTTAAGAAACATCGCTATCTTTTCGTCCGGCATACGGCACGCCAACCAGTTTTCTCCCAACTCCGTTGTTTTCTTGTCGTCCTGCAAAATCCAGACCTCATCCAGGCCGGGGCCGAACCTGGCTTGATACTCCTTACCCACCGTGAACAGCGGAATAAGTGGCCCGTAACCCGCATGGGTGCAAATCACTGTTACTGTTTCCATTAGTAGATCCCGTTAGTCCAAACGTAACCGCGTTCGATTATCTCGCGCAGCCTAACCCTTTTCGGCGATGGGTTAACCCCGTCGCCACCAGTGTAGAACCCTGTTCCATACGCAAAATGAACCTGCTTTGCGAACAGTCCGCCGCGTACCTGGATGTAAAGGCGGTTTCGTCTGGCAAAACCTATAAGCGTTCTGATTTGCTCAAACGGCTCGCCCTTAACCTTCGATATCTTGCACATTACTGGCTTTTCGCCAAATTGCCCGGTTAAACAGTGGCGATCGAAGTCTGATAAACGTATCATCCGGACACCTCAAAGCTGATTTGCGAAGATATGCCAGACGTGATCTTCTGGCGTGCGCTTCATTAGTTTGTGCGCCTTGCGTGCCATGCGCTTATAGTCGCGGGAGGTAAGTTTCGTTGGGTCGGCAACGAACGATTCGACAATCAACCCCTCGTAATGGTATTCCGGCTGCCATTCCCGATGGGTTCGCCACTCGTTGAAAGTGGTTAGCGGGAGGACGGAATGCAAGTCACTGTGAAGGTGCTCCCCTCGCTCGCCGTAATAGAAAGCTCCGCGCATTTTGCCATCATTGCCTACGTGCAAAAGGTGAATGCGGCTTTTCTTGCCTTCGAAGTTGGTTCCGACGATGGCGACTACTGCGTTTTTAACGATCTGCTTCATGGTAAATCTCCGTTGTTTGGTATGTGGCCATTATGCCCGATCTCCTGACCGGGCGTTTAGCAATGCGTGCTATTTCAGGCCGCGAAGGTCAATCTTCGATTTTGCCCAATCATGGAAGCGAGCCATTTCGCCCACCTGAACCATTTTGTTTCCGCCCGGCCCCTTATCCACCCATGAATCAGGCGAGTAGCTCAGTAGGCGAACATTTTCAACGGTCGACTCATAGGCCCAAATCGAGCCGTCGGCATCAATGGCAACCGTGTTGGCCCAAACTGGCACGTCAAGCGACTGCATATCGAACGTGCCAGGGATGTTAATCTGGAAGGCTACAACGTGGCGCTGCGTGATGGTCGCCACTACTTGCTCGCCGGATTTGACTTCGTGAATCATTGCGTTCTCCTTACAGGAACATTCCAGCCAGGCGCAGGCGGTTGATGATATCGTCACGCTTGACGCGGAGGCCGTCATAGTAGTCTTCGAGTTGGGGATCCCATGACGGCAGTTCAAGCATTGCTTTCATCTCATCGCAGGCTACTTTAAGCGCGTTGAAGTTCTGCTCGACGGCGCGACGGTGGGCTGCTGCGTTCAGTTCGTTGTTGTGGTTGCCAATCATGTTTTTGCTCCTCTGTTTCGATGGGGTAATAATAACGCATTGCCCCGATCGAGTTTTAGCAAAAAGTGCTATTCGTGCTTTTTGAACTCGTGAACCTGGTTTCCGCCGGAATGGTCTTCGATATCCACGCGATCGCAGGTGATGTAAAACCCGCGAATTGCGGTGAATCTCCACTTGCCGCACCAGTGGAAGTAAACGCCGTGTTCGCTGCCCTGGACGGCTTTGGTTGATGAGTATGGGATCGGCATCCCGGCGAAGGTGCGAAGTTTGGTTGTTGCTGAAAAACGTGGCATGGCCAATCCTCCTGGCGTGAGCCGTGTTGATAGTGGGGATACAGCGCCACCGAAGCGGCGCTATTGCGATTATTTGCCCTGGCGTGCAAGGTAGCGCTCTTTGAGTTTCTGCCAGTGCCAGCGCATGACGTGTTCGTTATGGTAGTTGCTAGTTGAGTATGGATTCTTCTTGCTCATCTTCATCTCCAGGTTGCTTACTTGATTCGAACTTCAACTTCAATGTCGGACTGCGGCGCGAAGAGTTGGGCCTTTCCATTAACGCGAATAGTGAGAATGTTCGCCTTGCGATCTGCTGCGAGAACCAGGCGAAACTTGCCAGCAAACTTAACCATCATGCCAGGATTGACTTCGCTCATCTTGATAACCTTATCCATCTTCATCACCTCAGTTCGTTGTCGATGGGTAAATAATACCGGATCTCGCCATCGGCGTTTTAGCAAAAAGTGCTATCTTTCCACCTCGTGCATATCGCCAACTGAAAGGTAATAAGCGACATCCAGGCGGCTCATTGTGGGGTGAGGCCAGCCGCATTCGTGCCAAATAACATCGCCCTCGCCTTTAGTCCACATAGTTTCGCCGTCCCAGCGCCAAAGGCGGTCGTTAAGTAGCGATCCGTAGACCGCGCCAGGTTTTACATCGCTCGCCTTAAAATTCATAATCGACAACCCCGAACTCGTTAACAATCTGCGCCTTGTAAAAGCCACCGTTTGCCGCCAGGTTGTAGCACGCCGCCACGGTCTCGAACTCGCGCACTTC